AATTATAAAAATTAAAAAAAAGTTAAACAAAATTCCAAATTATTCAAATTTTTTTCTTATAGATAATTTTGATATTTGTGAGTTAGAAAAATTATCTTCTAGAGATTTAGAAAACTTTAAAAAAAAATGTTCAGCATTACCAAAAGATGATATAGACAAAAAAAGTATTAATGATTCGTTAAATAAAATTATGGCTTTAAATATGCCAAATGGCGGAATCCCTGTTGATGATTATATATACGATAACGGTTCTTTTGAAAAACTAATACCGCTTAATAAATGCTTAATAAATTTACTAATTAATGGGATAATCCATATGAACAAAAATAATGTATATCATAGTGACATTAAAGATTCAAATATATTAGTAAAAAATAACAACGGTAAAATAGAAACTAAATTAATAGATTGGGGTCTTTCAGTTGAATATATTCCAAATATAGAACAAAATTTTCCGAAACCTTGGAGAAATAGACCTTTACAATTTAATATTCCATTTTCAGTTATTATTTTTACAGATACATTCGTAGAAAAATACACAAAATATATAAAAAATGGAGGAGAAACAACATATGAAAGTTTGAAACCATTTGTTATTGATTATTTTTATATATGGATTAAAAAGAGAGGAGCTGGACATTATAAATTTATAAATTCAATTATGTTCATGCTTTTTAGTAATGAACTACAAAATATTGAACAAGATGTTAAAATTAAAATGGTTGAAACCCAATACACAATTATAACCATAGTAAATTATATAGTTAATGTATTAATACATTTTACCAGATTTAGAAAAAACGGAACACTTAATTTGCGTTATTATTTAGATAATGTCTTTATAAAAAATATAGATATTTGGGGGTTTATTATGAGTTATTACCCGATAATCGAACTTTTGTACAATAATTACAAAAATCTAAATAACCAACAACTCACGATTTTTAATCAATTAAAAAATATTATTATTAAATACTGCTATAAATCATCTATAGCACCAATAGACGTTAATGAATTAACTAAGGATTTACAAAAAATGTCAATTCTTTTAGAAACCGAAACAAAAATAAATGTTGGGTCAAAAACATCAATACGAACTATGAATCCAACAAGAAAAAAAGGGGTTACAGGAAGAACATTCGTTCCATATTCAAATAGTTCAAAAACATCAAAATCATATTTTACAAAATCAAAAAAATCGAATACCAAAAAACTAAAAAATCTTATTCTTTTACAAAACAAAAAATAATAATATTAACAAAATATTTAATTATAAAATATTATATTTTATAATTATATAATGGTGAAAGATTTCAACAAACTCTGTAACCCTGCCAAACTCTATTTTTTCTTGGTTATACTTTTTATTGTAATTGGATTATTTAGCAAAATAAATGTGATGGCTATAATTTTTAAACTTATATTTGCTTTTATTTGGACTTTCGTGTTAAATTGGTTGTGTAGTAAAGGATACACCACCCTTTCGTGGATAATAGTATTTTTTCCATTTATTTTGATGCTTATTGCCTTTTTTGGATATCTACAATTATCTAAGAGTAATCAAATGATGAATATGATGCAAATGAAGTCAAATTAAATACAAAACGTCTAATAATAAAGTAACAAACTAAACTAATAAACTAACTAACAAACTAACTAATAAACTAACTAACAAACTAACTAACAAACTAACAAACTAACTAACAAACTAACTAACAAAGTAACAAAATTATAATAATTTTATAATAATTTTTTTATTATAAATTTACATATTTATATTTATATAATGAGACTAGAAATATTTATATTAGGACTTACAGCATTTTTTATATATAACGCATACCAAGATGGAAAATATACAAAAATGTTATCTTCTTTTAAAAAATATTATAAAATGATTTTTTATGCGATTTTAGGTGTGAGTATTTATTTATTACTTAAAAAAAATCCCCATAACGGGAAAAAAATGTTATATTATGCTAATAATTTAGTGAAATTTATGCCAATTGATAAGTCTTCTGTTGAAATGTTTTCGCCAATTTTCGACTTTACATCGAAAGACGATAGTAGTTTTATGGAATCTTTAAATGACATCGAACCAAATTCATATAGAGCAGAAAAACGAATGTTAAATTCAGGGAAAAATTCGACAAAACGCTCAGTTAGTGAAACTAAAAAAAAATATGTAGCTGCTAATCAAGATTGGAAATGTGGTCACTGTGAGACAAGATTAGACCATACTTTTGAAATTGACCATAAAATCAGATTAGAATATGGAGGTGATAATGATGTTTCTAACTTGGTTGCTTTATGTAGAAATTGTCATGGTAAAAAAACTGCTATGGAAAACATGTAAAATGTATAACGAGTGAATATTGTAAATATTTAGTTTCAAAATAAAATTGTATATACATATTATATGAGTTCTTCACATAATAATTTATTAAATACATTTAATCAAATAAATAATCATAGTAGTGGAACTAGTGATCAAACAAATCATGAAAATATGTTACCAAAAATAGCAAAGCGATTTAATATTATTGTATTTTTCATGATATTAGTATTTTTTATTCTAAGTATATTAGCATTATTTAAGCCATCTGTATTTACATCTGCGAATGGTATGACTATGACAGAAGAAATGATAGCAGTTAACATATCATTAATAGTAACTTTTATATTGATCGTATCCGGATTATTAGTATTTTTTTTACCGAGTTTGTCAGATGTAAAAAAATTTATAATTCAAATACGAAGCACAGTATTTGTAGTTTTATTTACTATTTTTACAATTTTATTTTTTAGTCTTATGCCTAGTAGTATAATGAATCAATATGGTATTTTTATAACTCCTGCTACTATGTTAATTTCATTAATATTATTTTTCTTTGGAATTCAGCATAATTATACACATGATTTTAATGTGAATTATGAAAGAATAAAAAGTGTAATTTTGTTCTTATGTTTTATATTTACTTTATTCACTTATTATTCTTCAAATACTGGCGGGTTTGTTCAATATTTTTTTGGCTCTTCATTAATAATAACCATATTACTAGCATTTTTTTCATTTTTGTATGTTATTATTGTTTTGTCAATACCATCAGGTGGGTTTCCATCTGGTAAGCAAGGTCCCGCAAATTTTTTAAGTAAGTTCACTAGTTTTTCTGTTTATGGAACTATATCATTTATTATATATTTAATAATTATTGTTTGTGGTATCATATATTTGAAAGGTGGGTTTAATAGTAGTGCTTCATCTTCAAATAATACAAATAGTAATGTTAATAATCCTTATTATGGCAAAACCCCAGACTATAATAATGAAGTAAATAACACAACAAATCAAGCGAATAATTATTCAAACACCCTGAATACAAATTTTCAAGGAACTGTTTTAGATTCTATGTTTGATATGCCACCAAGCGATAATAAATCCGAAATTGAATTTTCATTTTCAAAAGTAAATAGTAAAAATAACTTTTCTTTTGGTATCCCATTACCTAGTTCTTATGTAGAAAACTCAAGTTTAAACATAGCATCCGGTATTCCTCTAGAAGGCACTGATAATGGTTCTACTTCGTTTAACGAAGGATTTACAAGTGGTGGTTCTATGGATAGTAATGAATATAAGCCAAATACATTAGCAATAGCAATAATATTTGTATTAATAACTAGTATAATTTTTGGGGTATCTTTAATAATAAATTTGTTTCCAGAATCAGGCACAGTTGGGCTTTCAAATAATTTATCAACATATAAACGAAGTCTTTTAATACTTTTTGGTGTTATTTTGTCAGGACTGTTAATATCGTGGATAGTTTATTATTCACAGCATTTAACGGGTCAATCAAGTATAACAAGTTTTGTATTAAATTTATTTCTAGTTATTGTAATACTTATATTAATTTATAAAACATTTGTAGTTCAACTTCCTGTAGGAAATTCATACAAAAATGGGTTTTTTAGTTTAATTATAAATTTATTCTTATATATTCCTTGTTTGTTTTCTGATTTATTTGAAGCATTCGTTAGCATATTTACAGGTCAAAATTATTCTAATTTGGCCAGTTCAGTTCTTCTAATAATAATTGCCGTGCTCCTTTTAGTTGCCTACTTTGAATTGCCTAGTTTAGAGTCTAAAATATCCTTACAAGGAGGAAAGCAAATAATAAATAAACCTGTTAATTTAAATCTTCAAACCCCTTTATTAACTTATGAAGACCTTAATGGAAATACTGATCCTAAATACGAATATGGTATATCAGCATGGTTTTTTATAGATTCTATGCCACCAAATACAAACCCATCTTACAGCAAATATACATCAATCCTTAATTACGGTAATAAACCCAATATAAGCTACAATTCTAGTGAAAATAAATTAAAAGTAACAATGGAACAAATTTCAAGAACAATTACACCAAACAGCGGGTCAAATACTAAAAAAGACTATACTGACACTACTACACAAGAGATTATTTATGAAAAAGAAGGAATACTGTTACAAAAATGGAATAACATAATCATAAATTATAGCGATGGAACTTTAGATGTATTTTTGAATAATGAATTAATGAAATCTGTTAATGGAATTGTTCCATATATGAAAATGGATTCTTTAATGTGTGGTTCAGAAAATGGTTTAATGGGTGGCATATGTAATGTTATTTATTTTACAAATCCAATTACCACAACACAGATGTATTATTTATACAATATGGTTAAAGATAAAACACCACCTATAGCAAATAATTCAAATAAAACTATTATTTCTGTATCAAAATAGAAAATTTCTAAATCTATATTATACAAATGGGTGCTTTAAGTATTGTTGTTACAATTGCTGTAATAGTTTTAATAATAATTTTAGTTAAATATTGGTTGTCAGACCCATATACTTTACAAAACATTCAATCTGGTCAAACTGCTTCTACAATTTCTTCTTCTTCTTTAGCAACTAATGGGTCCAACGCCCCATCTAGTAATTTTGCCTACTCCATTTGGTTTTACATAAATGATTGGAATTATCGTTACGGAGAACCTAAGGTTCTTTATGGGAGAATGGGATCAACTAGTGCTGCAGGTTCAGGATCTGTTTCTGGAATTAGCGGTTTAGATCCTTGCCCTGCTGTTGTTTTTGGATCAACCCAAAATAATATTGCGGTTTCTTTAGGATGTTACCCTGGCGTTGACCAAACACCAACTACTCCTGGTGGAACAACAGTTGTCCATACTTGTTCAATTGCTAATGTTCCTATACAAAAATGGACTAACTTTACAATTAGTGTTTATGGAAGAAGTATGGATATGTATATTGATGGAAAATTAGTCAGAACATGTTTGTTGCCTGGTGTAGCAAACATTAATAACAACTCAAATGTTTATGTTACACCTTCAGGTGGGTTTGATGGATGGACATCTAGATTTCAATTTTACCCTGGACCATTGAACCCTCAACAAGTTTGGAATATTTACACACAAGGTTATGAAAATTGGTTATCTAGTTTATTCGGTGCTTATCAAGTTGAAATATCTTTAGTTGAAAATGGTGTAACAAAAAAGAGCCTTGTAATTTAATTTTTTATAATTTCTTATTTATATATAATATAAATGAGTGATAATTCAGGGTTTAATACATTTTCTACAAATAGAGGAAATTATGGAAATTATGGCAATAGAGATTTTATGGATTCAAATAGTTTAGTAGCAAAATTTGCCTTTTTATTATTAGTATTAGTAGCATTTTTATTTCTATTAAGAATAGGAATTTCTGTTGTAACATGGCTTCTTTCTCCAAACAAATCGCCGAAATTATTTACAGGGATGGTTGACGCAACACAGATGCTTTATTTTCCACAAGATCCAAGTATGAATGGTGCAGTTACTATTTACAGGTCCGTTAATGCTACAGACGGTATTGAATTTACGTGGTCTGTATGGATTTATATTACAGATTTACAATATTTGAATGGACAATATAAACACGTTTTCTACAAGGGTAACGCTAATTTAGAACAGAATGGATTGAATTTTCCTAATAACGCACCCGGTGTTTATATTGCGCCTGATACAAATTCACTTGTGGTAATGATGAATACATTTAAGGTTATTAACGAAGAAGTAGTTATTCCAGATATACCATTAAACAAATGGGTGAATGTTATCATTAGATGTCAAGAAACAAATTTAGACGTATTTATTAATGGAACAATTTCTAGAAGTATCCAATTAAGTAGTGTTCCTAAACAAAATTATGGGGATGTATATGTTGGTGCTAATGGGGGATTTAGTGGTTACACTTCCAATTTATGGTATTACGACTATGCCCTGGGCACAGCAGCTATCCAGAGTTTGGTTAGTAGCGGACCTAACACCAATATGGTAGGAGGTGGTGGAATGGACTTAAAAAATCCAAATTACTTATCATTAAGATGGTTCTTTTATGGCGACAACGACGCTTACAATCCTTAAAAACCTATAATTATGTTTCATTTTTTCAATTAAAATATAATTTATAAAAATAAAAATTATATTTTAATACTTCAGTCGGTCTTTTTTTTAAAAAGTGATTATATAAATATGTTTCCATATAACTATAATCCAATACCGCCAAGGGTTTGGTCAAGAGTAGAAAATGCTTGTGCTTTTAATGTTACAAATGTAAGCGAGAATGACCTTGTATATATCCCTTTAACAAACCAAACAGTTTCTCCAGTTCAGGCTACACAAATAAATCAAATGATTCAAAAAGGTAATGTTCTACAATATAAAAAAAATAGTGGCAACTTGACAAAAAAGCAAAAATATTCTAAAATTGCTAGAGGACAATGGACTAGTAATAAATCATACGCTACACAAGGATATCAATATACAAATCCCAATACAACAGGATTGCTTAGAGTTAATTATACTACTTTTCCTAATCCAAATTTTATTGTAGGACAACCAAATAATCCAAGTGGTCCATTTCAAACAAATCATCCAAATCCAGATAACTGTCCTTTTGATTATATTCTTGATGGTGGTAGTTTAGTTTGTAACACATATGCAAACCCTTGCTCTGGAGAAATAATACAAACCATTAATAATCCTCTTTGTTTTCCTACTACGTGTTCTGATGTTCCAGGACCTGTTCAAGGATTATGTTGGAATCCGGCAATACCAACATGGAATCCTAGAAATAAATTAACGATGAATAATAGCACTGATGGTTGGCCTAATGGTTATAAAGGATTTGTTAGTGCTGTTTATCCAGCAACACCTACATTAACTGGAACGTTGAACAATGATGACGTTAACTATATTAATGGTAACACAGTTTTTTTAAATTGGAATGTTCAAACAACACCTTGTTTACCTATTGTTAGTTGGAATGTGTATGAAAATGGTAATTTAATATTAAATATACCTTATTTAACATATACAACAATTAATAATTTATCAGCGAATACAGCATATACTTTTTATGTTGTTGGAATTGTTAGTAATACTATACAAACACAACCATCTAATAATGTTACTATTAATACTCTACCGGTTGTTTCACCTGTTATAACAAGCATTTTAAATGATAATAACTCTATTAACGGAAATTCTGTTACATTAACTTTGGGATCACCTGCTAACATTAATGTTACAAGTTGGAATATTTATCAAAATAATATATTAGTTTTAAGTAACATAAATTCGTTTACACCAACAATTAATAATTTAATGGCAAATTCAACATATACTTTTTACGCTGTTGGTTATAATAACAATCATGAAACGGCACCATCAAATACTATTAGTGTTACTATACCATCACCTATACCACCAACAATAACAGGTAATTACGTTATTAATAGTTCTAATAATGGTTATAATATATTATTAAATTTGTCAGTACCTCCTAATAGTAATGTTACAAGTTGGAATATTTATCAAAATAATATATTGATTTTAACTAATGAAAAATCTTTAACACCAACAATTAATAATGTATCTTCTGGGACACAATCATATTATGTTGTTGGTTATAATAACAATATACAAACATCGCCATCAAATACTATCAGCATTACTATACCTATTTATCTTGCTACAGGGTCTTACTCATATAATTATACAAATATCATTAATCCTAATACAGGTTTAAATTACCAAACAGTTTCTTTTACTGGTCCTGGAACAATTGCGTTTTTAACCAACAGTATTACAGTTAATACTATTTGTGTTGGTGGTGGTGGTGCTGGTGGAAACGGAGGATTAGACTCGATATATTCAGGAGGTGGTGGAGGTGGAGGTGGCGCCAGTATAGTCAACCAAAAATTAAGTTTCACACCAAACGTAACATATGATATTTCTATTGGAGGAGGAGGAAAATCTAACGCAAGTGATTATAATGGCTTCTGGGGCGTTGGTTCATATGTTTCTTTAAATTCAAACATTATAATAATATCATACGGTGGTTTAGGAGGAGAAAGTGGTAGTAGCTATGATGGTGGAGGAGGTAACGGTGGAGCAACTGGAGATGGTAACCCTGGAGGTGAAGGAGGAAATTCCTACATAAACACCGCACAATCAGGAACTTTAGGTGGTGGAGGCGGTGGTGGTGGAAATAATTACGGTGAGTATCCTTTATACGGAAATGGTGGCAACGGTAGTTTAAATATATCAGTACCAATATTTGGAACTAGTTTTGGTTCTGGTGGTGGTGGTGGTGGTAGTTCATTCAGTTCATCAGTAAGTGGAGGAAGTGGAGGTAATTCAAACGCCGGTTCTGGCGGAACAATAGGTAAATATGCGTCAAATGGACTACCAAATACAGGTTCTGGTGGTGGTGGAGGTTCTGGCAATGTCGAAAGTGGCGCATATATCTATGGTGGAAGTGGGGGCTCTGGAATTATAATTTTTTATTGGTAATTATAAACGTGATTTTTAATTATTATCTGATAATAATTTATTTTAGATAATAACTTAACTTCTTAAATTGGGGTTGATACAAATTTCTTGTGATGGGAATATGTCTCCTGACATACATTTATCATTTACACCTACTTGAGCACATGTTCTGTATCCATCATCGTCACCAATATAACACCAACCTGCTTTGCCTAAGCCGCCCGATTGAATAGTACTGGACGCAGTATCTGCCTCATATGTTTGACCATTACTACCTTGACTTTGAGGAGCGGACGCATTTAACACTTTATTAATTCCATAATTTTGACTTGATTCTGGTTGTTGAATTGTAGATTGAACTGGAACACTACTTGTTGAAGTAGATGCTGCTGATGGTGAAGGTGGTAGGTTTGGACCTTGGGTTATACCTTGTTGATTATTTAATGGCGATTGACCTTGAGCAACATTTTGAACTCCTGTTAAACCAGTATCTACTACTCCGGCACTTGTGTTAACAACACCCTTAGCACCTTCAGCGCTTACAGACACTACTTGACCTGTTAATCTAGCAAATAAGTCTAATATAGGGCGGAATATTGTAGTAAAGTCTTGCGTCCCTTTCGCTAAAACAGCGAAAATATTAAAACCCAAAAAGGCAAAAATAACAATTATAATAACCCATGTTGTGGCAGTTATATTTTGAAAGTAAGAAAAAAATGAACTGTCAGAAGATGAAGTCGTTGATGCTGTTCCTGAACTTGACAAAATACTTGTAACAGAACCAAGGTCACCATTTGAAGAACTACTAGCAGTTCCTGATAACGATTTTGAAATATTATTTGAATTTTCCATTATAATAAAAATAAATATATTATTTTTATTATTATATCCGAAGTATTTCAATAATTAATTAAATATTAATTAAATGTTAATTAAATGTTAATAAATATAAAAATTGATTCATATCTCCTAAAATTTCATCTCGAATATTTAATAAATCTGTATTTGACATAGAACTTAATGCTGGGTTGTTTGTTAATTCTACTAAATAATCTTTAAATGTAATTATTTTTTGTGCAAATTGATTTGTGTCATTTAAATCAACTAAAGGAATACTTTTTACATTCATTAATTCAATTCTTGAACCTGTTTTGCCTAAGAGAACTTCGATAAACGTATCCATATTCCCATTAAATTTGGTGTATAATTCGTCAGTTGCCTTGTGTGTTGCATAACTATGTGTTTTCCAATGAAATAATTTAATCATTAACAATATTTCAAAAAATTTAACTGTGATTTCTTTTTGAAAATTGTTCATTAAATTTGACGAATTACTATTTCTTAAACTTGAATTAGAACTTGCGATGACAAGTTTTTTTTTAATTGTTTTTGGTTTTGTATTTGAGAGAGGAGAAGAAATTAAAGATGAACTACTACTAAAAAGTAGAGGTTTTTTTGCTTTGCTTGAAGAAGCAGAACTAGAAGTGGAAGGTACAGAAGGACTAGATGATTTTTTTGAAGGACTAGATGATTTTTTTGTTTTATTATTGCGTTTTGGCATTATATATTAATGATAGATATTTTTTACATTTTTTGAAAAATGAAACGCTGACATTAAATTATTATTAAATTCTTGGCATAAAATTTTCACCAAATGTATTCATCGTTTCTAATTTTTCGATTGTTTTCTCTAAATTTGTTGATTTTACATTTTTAAATAAGTAATCCATATCTGGCGAAACCTCATTTTTTTTAATTTGTTTATACACTAAATCTATCTTTTTTAAAACATTTGAGACAACTGTTTTTTGACTTTCTCTTATAATTTCCTCTTCATAATTTATATTTTCACATAGTAAAGACACAGCAAAATACACCAAGTTTCTTTTCTTTTTAAAACAACAACAAGTGTATTTTAAACTATATAATGTTAATAAAGCATTCATTATTTTTTTAGTAATAGGTTGCCTCTTTTCTGATTCTTTTAAAAGCATGTCCCATATTATCCAAACAATATCCATTTGACTTTTTGTATCAACAGGCATTTTCTCTCTTCTTTCACATTTAAATTTATCTTTTCTTGCTTTACAAACATTTTCAAACTCCATTATCCATTCTATCCAATAACAAGCACTCATAAGATTTTTTCCTTCACTAGATAAATTATATGCCAACTCATTAACAGCAATAAATAATTCCTTTGGGTCTTCTTTCATAAAAAATTCTTCAGCAAATTTCGTGTTAGGTGCTTTAAATCTATCTGTCATTTGTGTCAAATCGAAATCATTCTTTGTTATTTTAGTTGTATCAAAACTATGTTTCCTTTTCGCATCACATAATACACACATTATTTCACAAAAAATTCTTCTTATTTTATCATTATTTCTCATCCTTAATTCAAAATTACTGTAACCACTACTAATAATGTCCTTAAAATTATTTACTCTTAATTCTAAATAAATCGCTAATTTAGGATTACCTAAATGAATATATTTACTATAAAAAAATAATATTATTTCCCATATATCACCATAATGACCCGCACAAACTAATTCTGCTGTCCAATAACACGCAGGTTCTATTTTCGAATTTATAAGACTATTTAGTAATTCCTTTCTAACATCTGTTTTTTTAAAATTTGAAAAGGAAATTCCTTTAAAATCTTTTTGTTCTCTAATGTCATTAATTTCTGTTTCCATATATTAAAAATTTATACAAAAAAAATAACAACAATACATATAGATGAAAATGAATAATCCATTTAAATCAATTACTACAATTTATAATAAAATGTCAAATTTTGGTAAAGTGCTCTTTTTTGTAGCACTTCTTTTAGTATTAATAGTAGGTTTTAAAACTGTAGATATGCCTAAAAGAGAAGGTTATGAACAAAATGACAGTTTTGTTTTTAAACAAGGTAATGACATTTACGATAATTTTTATTCTGAAATATACGATTATTTAGTATTTAATAATATAAAAGATGACTTTGAAGTTGGTGCTATTTTGAATGAAACACAACCTACTACTGAAAGCATAATTCTCGACGTGGGATGTGGTACTGGACATCATGTTGCTAAATTGGCTGAAAAAGATTTTAATGTTATTGGGGTTGATATTTCATCATCTATGATTTCTCAAGCTAAATCAAATTATCCTAATTATGAGTTTAAAGTTGGCGATGTTTCAAATAGTTCTCTCTTTCAACAAAGTTACTTTACACACATTCTTTGCCTATACTTCACTATTTATTACTTCAAAGACAAACAGTTGTTTTTTAATAATAGTATGGATTGGTTAATGCCTGGCGGATATTTGGTTGTTCACGTCGTGGACAGAAACAAATTCGATCCTATTTTGCCCCCAGGAAATCCTTTAATCATTACTTCTCCTCAAAAATATGCTAAAAAGAGAATTACTAGCACAAAGGTTACATTTAATGATTTTGTTTATCATTCTAATTTTGATTTAAGTCCTGGCAATAATGTAGCAACCTTCTCTGAAAAATTTAAATTTAATAACGGGAAAACACGAAAACAAGAACATAAATTGTATATGGATAGCGAAGCGGATATTATTAATATGGCAAAAAATGCTGGCTTTATTGTTCATGGACAAATTGACCTTATTAAATGTGCTTATGAAAATCAATATTTAGTTATTTTTATGAAACCAGAATGATTAGTTTAAACCAATAAAAAACTTAAAAATATACATTTTATTATAAAATGTACAATTCTATTATTTTATATTCTTCTTTATTTGGTTCATATTATTTATTTTCTCAATCATTAGGATTAACTAATAGAGCTCTTTTAGAAAATAAAAAAATGCCAACTGAGTTAATTATAATTAATGGTTTAACACTTGTGTTGTCAGGCTCCGTGATTATATATAGTTTTAAATTTATAAATTTATAAATTTGACCCATTTTATCCTTTGTGTAAAAAGTAATTTTAAAAATTGGTTATAGTATTCATAGTTGTATTATGAATAATATGAATATTACGAATATTATGTTTGAAATCAGTTACATAGATTATATCCCATACATCATATTAATATTGTTTATTATTGTTTTTTTCGTTGTAGCATACATAAGAATTAAATTCGGTTTCTGGGCTATTCAACCTGTATTTCATGTCTATGACATAGGGTATATGTTTTTTCCTCCTGGAATAATTAATCACGATTTGCCTATTGATAATAAGTATTGTAATTTTAAAAATATTGAAACAATTAATTACGCAAAAGTAACCGATATACAAATGAACAATTTCATTCATTTTATACAAACACATTATCTACAAAATAAAGATAACGTATTCAATCCAAAAAAGAATAATGTAGACCCGTATTTTTCTCAGCATCACGCTATGTCTATTTTTTCTTTTTATAAAGAGCCAATCCGTTTGATGGACGCAAAAAACGACTCTATTATTGAAACCGAAAAAGTTATCGGTGTAATGACAACCAGACCTATAAATGTTCAAATAAATAATGGAAACAAAGATGCGAAATTCGTCGCATATTATGTAGATTACTTATGTGTAGATAAAGCGTATCGAAAAATGGGAATAGCGCCTCAAATTATTCAAACACATCATTATCATCAAAGACGAATGAATAAAAATGTAGCTGTAAGTCTGTTTAAGAGAGAAGGACAATTGACTGGGATTGTTCCGTTGTGTGTATATTCTACTTATGGATTTTCCGTTTATAAATGGCGAAAACCGCATGATTTACAAGTATTATATAAGTTATTGGAAATTACACCACAAAACTTTCACTTAATAGTAGATTTTATTAAAACAAATTTATGTAAATTTGATATTATTATTAATTTTGATATGCCAAATATTATTGAATTAATTAAAACCAAAAATATTTTTATTTATTCTATTTTTTGTGAAGATGAAGTGAAAGGCTTGTATTTTTATAGAAAGTCTTGTGTATTTGTGGAAAAAGATATGGAGATTTTAACCTGTTTTGCTTCTATTAATAGTTGTGATGATAATGAACTTTTTGTAGACGGGTTTAAATTAAGTTTTTGGACAATAGCAGAAAAACATTATTTTGGGTTTTCAGCGATTGAAAATATATCGCATAATAACATTATTATACAAAATTTATTAATTCGTAATCATCCAAAAATAGTAAGTCCAACAGCATATTTCTTTTATAATTTTGCTTATCCAACGTTTCAATCTGAAAAAGTGTTGGTTATTAATTGATAATTGATTAGTTGGTTTCACATTTTTTACACATCTCTCCTAATTCAATATATGTTTGTCTTTGTTCGCTTCCTAAACTTTTACATTTTTTTATGAGTTTATGTGTTGTATTTAAATTATGAACGTCATTTTTTAAACTTTGTGGTATCGTAAAAATTTGTGCTCCGTGTTCTAAAAGAAATATTTGGTTTTTTTTGTTATAAAATAATATCGGCTGATCGTCTTGTTCATCTAATTCAATAATACCGCACGTACAATATTCTTGATGGGTAACTTCGTCTCCTTTTTTACATCTAGTGTCAATTACATCAACATCATTTATATAATCATTAAAGAAATCATAAGCTTTTTCTTTATCATCAAACATAAATATTTTTGGCGGATTTATTGTGATTGGAGTGATTCTAGTTCGTGATGATTCATCTTCTATTATTTGATAATCATAACACCCTTCGTGTTTGCAGTGAATAATCATATATTTAGTCATTTTACTATATTATTATCAGCATTTTTGGTTTAAATCATTTTAAAATAATTATTTTTATTATAATTATATTAAATTATTAAATTATTAATTTAATGTAAATTACACACTTGAAGATTTACACTTTTTTCATTTAAACCCTTGAAGATTTAAAATGGGACATTTATATATAAAATGATTTAAATATGTATAATTATAAATTTATAATGAATAGTAAAATATATGGTTTAAAATCTTTAATATTGGGTTCATTTATGATTGGTAGTGGTAGTACATTTTTATTAGTTGATTATTGGTTAAAAAATAATAAAGATTACAGAGTTGTAAAAATAAAATAATACTATTTTAAATCTTCAAGGGTGTAAATGCCGATTTTTTCTAAAAATATATCCAAGGACATTGGACACCAACCAAAAAAAAATCCTTCACCATATGTGCTACTACATTCAGTATAATATTGAAAACGTATTTCATTTTTGTTATTCAACTTGGTATAGAATAAATATGCTTCACTCATTTGTTCATGACTCATTATTTTATCATATTTTGCTTCAAATAATATATTACCAAAATCGTCATCATTAAAATTATATATTCTTATTCCAAAAATAGTACCATTAGTATAAATTCCCATTTTATAATAATATATTATTTATTTATTATTATAATACAACTCAATAATGAGCATTTTAAATGAAAAAAGGTGTAAATCTTCAAGGGTGTAAATTAACGGGTATATTTACCTGCTCTAGCAAATGAATCAACGACAAAAATAATAAATATTCCTAAAAAAGAATATAATACTACTTCTTCAGTTACGTTATTTGTTTTTTCATCTTGTTGTTCTTCTAGTAAATTAATCATATAATTCAATTTTTGTATCAAAATATCGTTTGATGTTGATTCTGTTACATTGCTATTTGGAACATAATTGCTATAATATTGTCTATTTACGGTATTTTTATTTTGAGAGTACATTGGTAACATTTTATTATAATAATCTTCTGTTGTTTTGTTATCTCCGTAGTTACTATTAAAATTATTAAGATCCAAATCGCTGGTTTCATCATAGTTTGGCAAAGGAACACCACCTAAATTTTTAAGCATATTTTGATTTGTCATGTTTTGCATACTCTCTGTAGCTAATGTTCTACTAACGCCCATAGATTCGGCTATAGGAGGAGGGTTAAAATCTCCTAGATTATCTTCATCATCATTAGAATTATCATGAATTTTTTGTAAAACACTATTCACTTTATCTTTATCAAATTTTTCACCATTATTTTCTTTAGGATACTTTTTTTGTGTTTTATTATGTGCTTGCCTTTTTTTACTATTTAAATAATCTGTATCACTATTTTTAAAATAACTTTGGTTATCATCAAATGGAGCTGCATACATTGCTAAAGACATTCTTAATAAAAATTTAGATAATAATTTAAAAAACAAACTGAAAATTATTTATCATTTAATATATTTTGTAAGATTTAATGTAATTTATATAATTTAAAAAAAATTATATAAGATTATTTATATATGAAGTTTCAGTTAGTTAGTAAAAATAATCTGGGTACCGCTTTAATTTTATTACTTGTTATACTTTTGAGCCAGAGCAACAGTTTAAATTTTTTTATAAATACATATTTAGGAAGAACTTTATTAATAGCATTATTACTTGTAGTAAGTTATTGTAATAAAATTTTAGGAGTTGTTTTTGTATTGCTAATTATTATTGCTTTTAATACAAGTAATTTTGGATTATATGAAGGATTGACTAATCCTACCACAAGTCCTACCAAACAAACGGGAGGTGCTTCTACCGTTGTCCCTACATCCACATCGATGACCACACCTACATCCACTACCACATCCGCCCCTACATCCACACCTACATCCACCCCTACATCCGCCCCTACATCCACATCGATGACCACACCTACATCCACTACCACATCCACTACTACATCCACTTCTTCACCAACTGCTACAACAAACCCTCCTCTTGCTTCTTCTAATTCTACCTCTGCTCTTTCTAATGCTCCTGCTTCTGTTGCTGGTGCTTTTGGTTCTGCTGCCGCCCCAGCACCTCCTGCTACAACCGCATCTTCTACTCTTCCTACTAGTTCTCCTGTAAATGAAGGATTTTCACTTATTGATACAGAAAATAACATGAAGAGAGGAAAACAATCTAATTCTATAAATATGTATAGCAGTAACCGCTCAGCTGAAAATGTACAACCAACTGATGGAAGTGTATTTAGTGGATTGTATTCTTCTTTTTAAAAGTTTTATCATTTATAATTATATAATGAACATTCAATATTATAATTATATTTTTTTAATTTTGATTATTATATTTTCCTTGTACGGCTCTTTATTAAATAATTCACAAGAGGGGTTTACACCTTATATACGTTCTTTATATAAACCACATTTAAGGAACGCCCGTATTATGTATGAAAAACATTCCGCTACTTTAACTAATACATTACATAAATATGGTAGAAATTTTGGATTATATTAAGTGATATAAAAATTATATATCATTTTATTATATGACAAAAGAAAAGGTTGATAATAATATGAATGGTGGAGCTAGTAGTTTTTTTTCACCTATAACTAGCGTGTTTGGCTTTATAAATGACCACGTTATGACTTTAAACAATAGTAAGTTTTTTGCTGGTGTTATAATGATTCTACTTAACGTTGGATCTAAATTTATTACTATACAATTTAGCAGGTCTACTGAAGAATATATGAAATATACAGTTACTAAACAATTATTGGTCTTTGCGATGGCGTGGATGGGCACACGTGATATTTATGCTGCTCTAGGTCTAACAGCCGTATTTACAATCTTATCTGATTATCTTTTCAATGAAGAAAGTTCATTATGTGTTGTTCCACAAAATTATCGTGTTTTAGATAAACTATTAGATACAAATGATGATGGAGTCGTAAGCGAATTAGAAATTAGTTCTGCTATTGCTGTTTTAGAAAAAGCAAAAAAGGAAAAACAAAAACAACACCAAAAAGAAGCATTTTCTAAATTTGATTTCAATAAATTCAATTATGATAAATAACTAAAGTAACTGTTTAATTAATTATTTTATGTGTTTTGTTTTTTTTGATTTTACCTCCATAATATCGACGTGTATTGTATCTATTGTCACCATAATCATTTCTACCATAATCATCATTTCTACCATAATCATCATTTCTACGGTAACCATTATTACCATAATCATTATTGCTACTGTAACCATTATTACTGTAACCGGTATTACTACCATAATCATTATCATTATTACCATATCCTCTATTTTCATAATCATTACCATTATTACCATATCTAGAATTATAATTTTTTCTTGTTATGTTATTATCATTAGAATCTTCATAATTTTTTTTTGTAACATCATAACTATATACAGGTTTTACAACATATTTTCGACCAGTAAAATTAGCAAATGCCTTTCTTACAGCATTCCATTTTGAACTACATTTTGATTGGTCAATTTGCTGTTTTGTTACACTTGTCCCCTTTATAAATTCAACGTCAAGTGTTATATGATAACTCACACTAGATTCTTTTTCAGGTTGTAAAGTATTTAAATAACTTGAGCTATATATTAAAGGTGATTGATATCCATAATTTTGACTATTAGGATAACCATAACTATTAGGATAATTGTTCATCATGTATTGACCTCCTTTTTGTAAAAATTTAGAACCTCCGTCAATAGCAGCAATTGCTGGACCTAGATCTGGTCCTACGGGAGCAGGTACAAGAAAATCATTTATATTTGGATAATTATCATTAAACTCGGGTGTATATTTATAACTAAAATACTCGTTAAATAATTCTATAAAATGTACTGCTTCGCCTACATTAGCAGGAACTCCTCCAGGCGGAGGAGCAGCACCATAATAATTTATTAATCGTTGATATAAGGTATCGAATGTATTTTTCATAATAGGTAAAAATGTCATAAGTATTCTAACTCTGGGTTTATTCTCGTCAGACAAATTAATATAATATGTAGAAAAAAATAAAAAAACAATATATAACGGTGGTGAAATAAGCAATTCTTCATCAATACGAAATATCCCTACCCTTTTTTTTGTTTTTTGAACTCTTCTTCCTGGTTGCGATGTAACCATATAAGTAAAGGAAATTAGATTGTATTCATTATCATCGTTGATTAAAAATAAAAACTTTGAAAATAATAAATCAGATTGGTCTGCTCTTGTTACAAAAAAAAGATCTTCTTCTTTTGTTATAATTATTGGATTTACACCTAATGCTCTAGTAATAAGCGTCATGCCTACATTATCAATCCAATACTGTGATGATAATAAATAATCTATTATGCTTTGACGAGTTTCAGCTACAGTAAAAGGATTTCTATATAAAGCATCTCCTAAATCTGGAACATTATCAAAATGTGGATTAACTATTAGTAATCTATCAGTAACTCTTAAATAAACGTCTAATACTAATCTATTATAGTCTTCTATTGTAATCGCACCATCGGCTAATCCCCCTGCTAGATTATGATTATTTAATTGATCATTAAATTCGGTGTTCATATTAGTTAAATTATTTCGCGCATTCGCGATATGAACATTTATATTTTGTAATGCTGTTACGATTAAAATTCGTCTTATAATTGTTGAATCAAATAGATTATCCCCATTACCATATTCATTATATATTATTTTTCTTTCTGTAGGTTGTATAAATTCATCAATATTTCGGTTATACACGTTAATTCCCTGAGCCATAGCAGAAAAAAAACTTTCTGAACCTCCATCATTTTCTAACACTTTTAATTTATTAACAGTCCATAAGTATGCTACATTTGGGATTTGATTTGGGTTAAACAAAATGTTGGGGTGTTCTGTTTGATTCGCATATTTTTGAAAAATATTTTGTTTTAAATTATCGGGCAAATTAGAGTAAATTGTATTTATCATGTCAAAATAATAATATGGCGGCGGTACTCCTCGTTGTCCTGGTCTATTAAAATATTGACGAATAGTTGTGCTTAAATTTGCGTGTGCGGTATAACTTACTTGTCTCATTGCGACATTTGACATTCGGGTAGGCGGTTCAATAACCGCTGCTGCTGCTGGTCCTGCTGCTGCTGGTCCTGCTGGTTCTATTGCTGCTGGTCTTGCTGCTGGTCTTGCTGCTGGTCTTGCTGCTGGTCTTGCTGCTGGTCTTGCTGCTGGTTCTATTGCTGCTGGTTCTATTGCTGCTGGTCCTACTTCTGCTGGTCCTACTTCTGCTGGTCCTCCTATAAGTAGTCGTGTTGGTCTTGCTGTTGCTGCTGTTGCTGGTGCTGCTGTTGCTGCTGTTACTGGTGCTGCTGTTGCTGCTGTTGCTGCTGTTGCTGCTGTTGCTGCTGTTGCTGCTGTTGCTGCTGTTGCTGGTGTTGCTGCTGTTGCTGCTGTTGCTGGTGTTGCTGCTGTTGCTGGTGTTGCTGCTGTTGCTGGTTGTGCTATTAAACCACTACCAACATTACTTCTAGGTCCAGCATAATTTGATCCATACGCAACATTTTGTGAAATTTGTGCTAATGCTTTTTCACTAGCAACAAGTTCGCTATTCAATAATTTTACAAGCGTATATGGGTCACGTATTCTAGAAGTGTCAATTTTAGGTACATCAATATCCTTTTTATCAATTTTCCAATCACCTTTTGTCCACTGTAAATCAGCAATTGTATAAGGTTCATCATATATATATAAAACGGTTCCTACCGGAAACAAATTATTTAAAGTTATTTGAATATTGTTATCTACATAACCATTTTTTGTAGCAGTTTCTAAATCTATTTTTGTTTGAAACCCATGAAAATTAATTAAAGATGTAAATAAATTTTTACTAAAAAATTCAGAAATTCTTAAGTTTTCAGGAACTCTATTTATAACTGCTTGAGATAGTTTAACTAAAGGATCGAATTGAATTTTGCTGTCCTTATCAGCATTTTTGTTTAACATACTAGGTTTAAATTTTATGGATTGATTTCCAGGGATGCTAGTGTTTAAAGTGATAGATAATGTATTAGGAATAATATTAGATTTTGTAGTCATATTATACTAATATAATATTAGATTATATAATTTATATCTAATAACTATGTATCTAAAAATTGTTTTACATTTTTATCAATATTTTCCATAATATTTTCTAATGATTTTACATTTTCTGTTGCCATAGAATCGTTTGTTAAAAAAGAGATTAAATCTAATACTATTTTAATTTTTTCAGATGTCCAACGATTTGACAATTCATCAACTAACTCTTTTGTATATAATGAACTCATAAAATCTTTATGAAAAATATTATCATTATAAATTTGGTCAACATGATTTGCTATAATAGTAAAATAATAATTTAATGATAACCCAATAATAGGAGAGTTTTTATAGGTTTCAATTAATTTTTTAATACCATTTTGAGCACCTTTAAATAGACTTACAATTCTTGGTGTTTGTTGAATGTACTCTTTTGTTAAAAATGATTGACAAGCTAATTGAATAGGGTTATACATGTACTGTAAATCTGTTTTATTTGATTTGAAAATAAATCTACAAAGGGACTGAAATGGTCCTGGTTCCTGTAAAAAAACAACATTTTGCTGTATTAGTATTTTAGTTCCAAGAGGTTTATTTCCCAATATCGCTAACTTAATTATAACAGATAAAGGGTCTAACATAAATAATTTAATATTAATATTGTTGTTGTTATCTGGTAATTGATTATTCATTCTTATACAATATAAATTTAAAATATTTATATTGTTATTATATAATGGTTAAATCTATAAAAAAGACGGGTTCTTTAAATAAAACGCGTAAAAATTACTTAATGAAAATTCCGCCTGTGTACAAAGATATTACAGCAACAATTGACGCAAAATCAATTCGCCATAATGTTGATTACTTAAGAAAAATGGCAAAAACAGATGTAATGCCTGTAATTAAAGCAAACGCTTATGGTCATGGAATCGTAGAAGTATCCAGGATTTTAAGGAAACATGATGTGAAGCATATTGGAGTTGCTACATTAGGCGAAGCAATATTATTAAGGAATAGCGGAGATAAAGGATATTTAGTTGCTTGGTTATATGATATTAATGGTCCTGAAATTAAAGAGGCGATATTAAAAAATATTACGATATCTGTTATTGATGAAAGTCATATACCTGTCATATCAAAATTAACACCACCTAATAAAGTAACAAACTTGCATATTTTTGTAGATACAGGTATTGATCGTGCTGCTATTCCTTATAATAAAGCTGTCGACGCAGCAAAAATGATTACCTCAGATAAAAAATTAAAATTAGATGGTATGATGACACATTTAATTCAATCAGAAATTAAAAATGACCCAACAACTCTAAACCAAATACAAAAATTTAGAAATTTAAGACATAATTTGATACACAATCACAATATTAATATACCATTAGTTCATATTGCGAACTCAGGCGGATGTTTAAACTATGATGTTTCTGAATTTACATTAGCTAGACCCGGATTAGCTATATATGGTCTTGACCCTAGCGGAAAATATAACAAAAATTTAAAGCCTGCTATGACTTTAACATCAGTTATTATTCAAATAAAAAATATTCCAAAGGGGTACGATATAGGTTATGATAGAAAATATATAACAAAGAGAGAAACTAGGGTATGTATTGTTCCAGTAGGTTATGCTGATTTTTTACCTCGTTCTTCATCTGGTAAAATGTATGTTTATATTAACGGGTCAAAAAGAAAAGTATTAGGAAATGTCAGCATGGACCAAGTTGTAGTTGAATCAAAACCAATTGACAAGGTAAGTGATGAAGTAATGTTTTTCGGAAATCCAGAAAAAGGTGCTCCACAAACAGCATATGATGTTGCGAATTATTCGAATACTATTACTGATGAAATAGTATGTAGAACAAATTACAGAGTTAACTTAAAATATATAAATGTATAATTTATCAATTTATCTCATTAATGATGAAATAAATTCATCCACCAAATGCTGAGGGATTTCATTAAAATCAACTAATCGTTTGTTCAAATCGTATAATTCATATGCGTTTTCTTTTTTTAAACGTTCTTCAAAATATTCTCTATCTTTGAAACACTTCAGAGCTGTCTTTGGTCCGCATTTTTTCAAAACGGATTTAATATTGTCGCTAGGATCACCCATAACTATTTTGCAAAATAAGTCGCACTCTGGGTCTCCTGAGCAACTTTTTTGTTCAGTTAATTTTTTATATGATAAATCATACAATTCTACACGTTCTTCAGCTAACTGTAAATAATCTTTGTCACTTGTAATGATATAAATATGTGCTAATGGATACTTGTTTAAAATAATTTTAGTAGAAATTGCGATACAATCATCTGCTTCCAGATGTGGATGTTTCAAAATAGCTTTGGCGCCCCCTTTTTGAAATAGTTCTTCGTCATAAGCTAGTTTAAATAAAGGTCCGCCCATGAATCCGTTTTCTACATTATTCTTTCTACCTCCCTTATAATCGCCGACAAAGAGCTCATGATTTTTACACAATTCTGTGCGCCATATATTCTCTCTCTTACAGTCTTGTCCTACAATTAAAATAGAGTTTGAACCTTTGGGTATTTTTAATTTTTTGTGTATTTCTTGTAACCTCTCAACAAATGTTTTTCTATATTTCACTACGAATTTTTCATTTTCAATAGGGTTATCAAGTGGGTCATCAGGGAACGCATTTTTCCACCAGTTGAGTTGTGAAAAGTATCTATAAAAGTTAAAATAGCTTCCATCTAAAAGTATAAATGTTGGTGAACTCATCGTTGTATCGAAAACTGTATTAGTCATATATACCATTACGAATTAGTATTTATTTTATTTCAATTTTAAATTCTTATGTTATTTGTTTCTTGTTTTCTTTAAATATAAAATATTATATATTTTGTAATCCTACTTAAACCCGGGGGTATGTACTTTTCGATATTTTTTCCAAAAGTATTTTCGGGATTTCAAAAATGGACAAAAAAAATGTCCAAAATCGATTTTCCCTATATAGATTCCAGAAAAAGGATGCGTTCGCTGCATAATTGAAAATTAGCGTCTGGACACTAAAAAAATAATTTTCGGTTTGTTACGATAACTTTTTTAAAAAAACTATATTTTCATGAAAAATTATTTAGACGTTTTTTTCTATTTCCAATATAGGAAAAAATGGAAAACGCTTTTACGCAAAATTACGCAAATAAATTTTGCTGCGAAATTTGTGACTTTAATTGCTGTAATAAATTCGATTTTAGTCGTCATCTCTCTACTAGAAAACATTCAGTACGGTCACAAGGAAATAAAATGGAAAAAATGGAAAACGCAAAAAACGCAAAATTTGTTTGCGAATGTAATCGTGAATATAAATCTGTTAGCGGATTATGGAAACATAAACTAAAATGTAATGAAAAAAATAACACGATAAAACCAGAAGGATATTACAAAAAAGAAATAACACCAGATTTGTTATATGATGTTTTAAATCAAAATAAAGAATTACATCAAATGCTTTTAGAGCAAAATAAAGCAATTATTGAAATGTCTAAAACAAGTCAACATAATACAATTATTTCAAATAATAACAATAATAATAAAACATTTAATTTACAGGTTTTTTTAAACGAAACGTGTAAAGATGCGATGAATATAATGGATTTTGTAGATTCTTTAAAAATCCAAATTACAGATTTGGAAAATGTTGGTAAAGTAGGCTTTGTAAATGGTATTTCGAATATTATTGTAAAAAATTTAAAAGCACTCGATGTAGAAAAAAGACCTGTTCATTGCAGCGATTCAAAGAGAGACGTTGTGTACGTTAAAGATGAAAATAAATGGGGAAAAGAAAATGAAAATAAAGTTAAATTACGAAAAGCAATTAAATATATTGCTCATAAAAACTCAAAACTTATTCCAGAATGGAAGGCAAATAACCCTGAATGTATTTATAGTGATTCCAAAAAGAGTGATCAGTATAATAAGATTATAATGGAGGCGATGGGAGGAGCTATTAATAATGATTCAACAGAATGTGAAAATAAAATAATAAAAAATATAGCAAGAGAAGTTATTATTGATAAAGAATAAAGAATTATTTTATTTGATATTTAATATTTTCTATAAACGTTTTTACTCTTATAAATATTTTATTAATTATTATTCCTAAAATGTTATCAGCCATAGATGGTATTTGTGTGTCTTCATTAAAAATTATATCACATTCAAAATGTAATTTGTGTGGTGATAAAACTTCAAATTTATTAATAATTTTATGGATTGTCACTAATTCCATTTTATCATTAACATTTTGTGGTTTACTGGTTTTAATCGTATTAGAAATAAATGTAATTGTGTTTTCATTTACATGTTTTGTCATATTTAAAAAAGCATATCGCTGAGAAATCAAATCAAAACCAATTTTTTTCATTACTAATGTAATATTAGATTCATTATCACTTATTTTTTCAATATCTACTGATTCGTAAATATCTTGATTTAATGTATAAATTAAATTTATTAAATCAAAATCAACTATCTTAGAAAGTAAAATGTTCTTATTTTCTATTACGAATGTTAAATTATAAGAATTTTTAGATGTTTTTATAAATTTCATCCCATTTTTATTACGAATAATTTTATCATTCGTTGATTTATATGAAATATTGTACATTTATAATAATTATAATAGATTAAATAGTTATTTTTAACCTAAATTAAAAAAATAAATATATTTTTTACTCGATATATATATATGGTTTATCACATTACTAATTATACCAAATTAAAAGCAAAAGAATATGGTGTTCAAGTAAAACCATCCACAAACTCTAAGAAAAAAATAGATGTTTTTAGAAACGGTGAAAAATTAGCATCGGTTGGAGCTTATGGAATGAATGATTATCCTACATACCTCTTAATGGAACGTAGGGGAGAAGTTCCAAAGGGTTATGCTATTGAAAGAAGGCGACTTTATAGAATTAGACACAAGAATGATAGAAAAAGTGGTGCTGGAAAATGGGCAGATGTATTGTTATGGTAATTATATTTCACGACAATCAAATATATTTTTTAATATATTTGCGTAATATAACACAACAAAAATGGCATTAAGATTTGACCTAGTATTGTCTTATTGGATATTTGTGTGGTATTTATTGTATATCACAAAAGTAATATCATATAGTCCAAAATTAGTAATAATTTTTGGTATAATTGAGAATATGATTGTTCTAGCACTAATGTTTTATTATGGTTCAAATATAACGACAATTACATATTTTATTGTTGTAAATTTGTTTATTAAGATAATTCCATTTTATACATTAAGAAATGAAAAAATTAAATTAAGAGAAATAAAGGGTACCTGCGTGTTTTTACTTATATACTTAGTATGGGTTTATATAAACGGACAATTTGTAATTACATATTACAAAAACATATTGGATTCGCTAATACATAATAAAAACAAAACCCCATTTATTGCTTTAATGACAAAAATAAAGTCTTCATTAAAAAATAAATATAGAAATAAATAATAATAAATATTATGAATAATGATTTTATTTTTAAAAATTTGCCAATAGAGTGTATAAATAAGTGTATTAATTATACAGGAAAGGTAACATTTCGACACGGAAAATATATTGATAGAATAGATAAAGAAGATGAGAGATATAAAATGTGTCAAAAAATACGACCCGTTATTAAATTATTGAGAAACAAGTATGTCATATATTTGCGTAGAAATATTGAAGTAAATGATGGTATATGCTTATATTATACATTAAATGACGAAAATAACCGTATTATTTTAGAAATTATTAGTAATAGAACAAATGCTTATATAATGTATATATTTGACACAAACAGTATTTGGCGTAGGTTAATGAATTATGTAATGTAAAATTTAGAATTATATTTTGTCAAAATAAATATAATTGTAATATAATTATTATAATAATTATAATATAATTATTATAATAATAAATTTGTGAAACTACATAAAAGTAACTATATAATAAAAAACTATAATGGGGCTTTTTTCAATAATAAATTTTTTTATTATTTATTGTAATTTTTCAAAACATCTTTTTAGTGATGGGTTTTTAATAAATTTAAATTATAATAATAATTTAAATAAACTAAATAGTCAAAGACATTTTCCGTTATCTAAACGTTATCATGAAGAAGGATTAAAAAGAGTAAATCAAAATAAATACCAAAATACTGATTTAGACAAAAATAAAAACAACCGTCGTTCGTATTACCCTTTATCGAGAAAGTATTATGAAGATAATATTAAACGTTTAAATTCAAAAAATATTACACTTCAAAATGAAAGTATATTAGGATACTTAAATAGTGAAAAATTAACTATTGAAGATTTTTTAAAGGGTTTTGAAAATAATAAAAACACAACAGAAGAGGATACAAATGAAGATGGTAATACTTTTGAAATTGAAATAAAATCGAATCCAAGACATAGGAGTCGTTCTATTTTTATTGATCCAATTAGTGGTATAACTTTTGAATTTGAAGGGCAGCCGATGAGTCCAGATGATACTCCAGAAGGAGAATTTGAAGAAGATGATAAAACAGGTCGGCGTCGTTATGTAGAGAGAGAAAACTCAAAATCAAAAAATTTCGAGGTGATTAAAAATTATAACATAAAATTTAAAGATGTTGGTGGGTATGATATTGTAAAACAAGAATTATTCCAGTGTGTAGATATTTTAAGAAATTACCAAAAATATCTCAAATATAATGTGAGAATACCAAAGGGTTTAATATTAGAGGGTCCTCCAGGAACAGGAAAAACTCTTTTAGCAAAAGGTTTAGCAGGTGAGTCTGGTTGTAGTTTTATTCCTGTATCTGGTTCTGATTTTCAAGAAAAATACGTAGGTGTTGGTTCTTCAAGAATCAAAGAATTGTTTCAACTAGCAAAAAAGAATGTTCCGTGTATTATTTTTATAGATGAGATTGACGCAGTAGGAAGAAAGCGTTCTTCTGATGGTGAAACTTCGTCTAGTGAGCGTGACAATACATTAAATTCGTTACTAGTTGAACTTGATGGGTTTAAAAATAATACAGGTGTGTTTTTAGTTGCTGCTACAAATCGTATAGATCTCTTGGATAGTGCGCTAACAAGACCCGGTAGAATAGATAAAAAGATATATATTGGGTTGCCTAGTAAAGAAACGAGAGAAGCAATTATAGATATTCATATTAGAGGAAAGCCTTACACAAATACGGTGGTTATTAAAGACCTTGTTGAAATAACAGAGGGATTATCAGGCGCTCAAATCGAAAATTTGCTAAATGAGGCGATGCTAAATGCTTTAAGACAGAATCGCACAGAATTCAGTTACAAGGACTTTGATTTGGTTTTAAATAAGTTGATGGTTGGATGGCAACCAACAGACCACGAATTTACAACGGATATTATTGATCATATTGCCATTCATGAAATGGGTCATGCTATAGTGGGTATTCTCTCTAAGTATCATTCTAAAATGACAAAAGTAGTTATAAATTTGTCTTCACCCAAGAGTCCAGGTTATACTGTATTTGAGGCTTCAAATAGCAACATATATATAAGAGAAGCATTATTCGAGCATTTAATGATTTTGCTTTCAGGTAGAATAGCGGAAGAAGTATTTTATGGCATTTCAGTAACAACTGGTGCAATAAATGACTTTGAAGAAGCACTAAAACTTGCTGAAAAAATGATAATTTATTACGGAATGGGTAAAAATGTAATATATCCTAGTTCAAGTGAAAAGTATAAGGAATTGATTGACACAGAAGTAATTGAATTAATTAATAATGCTTATAGTTATGCTGAGGTAATAATTAGAAATAGTAAAGATTTAATTTTTGAGACATCCGAAATTTTGAAACAAGAAAAACTTTTAAAGGCAATCACGATTCATGAGTTAATTAATACAAAGTATCCACAACTTCTTGAATTAAAAAGTTGAAAATTTAACTATAAATTTTATTTGTTCCTAATTTTGTTAGTTTGACTACTTTTCCTAGTTTTTCTAACATTTTTCATATCATCTTTATTATGAGAATATTTTGTTAAAAATACATCTCCATGATCCTTACCATTTCTAGTATTTTTTCTTGTTTTTTTAACATTATTTGTAACTGTAAAAATTTTTATATATATTTCATTCTTTTTATTACACATAGTATTAAACCCAACATGAATTTGACTATGAGTATTTTTAGAATTTTTAAAAACAGATGTATATTTTTTATAATTAATTTCATCACATTTTTTTGATTTAATATTATCTATAAACGTGCCAAACTCTCCCAGTGGTGATTTTTGACTATGTCTATCATTCGATGTGTATATAGTACCCTTTACAAAATATTTTTTAAGAAAGTCAACTACCTTTTTCTTATCATAACATTTTATTCCAATATCCTCTGTGTGTTTCAAAGTGTGATTTATAATAACTACTTTAATTTTTTTAAAATAGCCATATGTAAAATAATCAGAAAAAAACGGGTTTTTCTTTAAATTTTTGCTAGTCTTTTTACCGCAATAATTTCCATAGTCGTATTTACAACAAAGTCCCCCTTTTAAATTTTTTAGAGTTTGTGTCATATATATAATTAAATATTTTTAGTATAATAATTTAATTATATAATATTATAGTATATGTCAAGTAAAAAAGTAATTGCTACAACTGAACCATTACCAGGTGATGCTCTTCATAATTTAGCATTATCTACCACACGTACTCTTAGAAGCGGCAAAACGGTGTATATTTATGAACCAACTTTAGAAGATTTAAACTCATTTGGTGAAATTGAATCGCAAAGACCACCTCCTGGGAAATCTATGTTAGACTTAATATTACAAAATAAAAGCCCCATTAGGACAGCAACAGCAGAAGTGCCAGAATCAGTTAATATTGACGAAATATCAAATGACGATATCGAATCACTATTCAATAATTTAAATCTACAAGGTGGAAGAAGGAGAAAATATAAAAAGGCAAAAACTTCCAGAAGAAGAACTTCCAAAAAATCTAAGAAATCTAAGAAATCTAAAAGATCTAAAAGTTCTAGAAAATAAATTATATTTTAGTATAATTATTAAATTAAATTATACTAAACTTGTCAAGTAATTAATAGTTTAAATATCTAAACTAACGGTGTTACTAGAAGACTTCTTACGTCTACCACTACGTTTTGGCATGTTACCATCACCTTGTAATTCTTTCAGATCACTAATACTAATGGTGCTATTATCATTTGTATTTGCTTGCTGTAAAGAAGGCGCTTCTTGAATATTAATGGTTTTTGTTTTGAGTCCAGAGAGAATATCTGTAATATCACTAGGTCCTTTCATTTCAGGTCTTGGTTGTCTCATCGTTCTCTCTTGTGCTTCGTTTCTATTAAATGATTCTCTAAGATTAATTCCATCATTAATGTTATTAGCTACAGAACTTTTGCCCATACTTAAGTCAGGACGATTACCATAACTGTTGTTACCTGGTCGTCCTAGAGGAGGTGGAGCAGAATTTGGTCCTTGAGTTGCCATTGGTGGTGGAGGTCCGTTACCATAAGGCACTTGAGGTTCTGGGTTCATTAATCCGGTCATAAACCCAGAGAATCCTGGACTTGATTGCGACATAGAATTAACGGCAGCGTTTTGAAAGGAACGCATTAAATCAGGATTTTGGCGCAAAATATCATCCATTCCAGGCATAGCAGATTTAAACATAGTATTTGTCATATGAACCATCATAGCGCTTCCGCCGAGTTGGAAGAGAAGTTTTAACTCTGGAGCCATAGATGCTTTAGTTTTGTATTTTTCGTGTAACTCTCCAAAAATCTCATCATAATCGGTAATATTTTCATTAATTTGTTCGCTCCATCCGTCTATTTTAATATCAAAAGGATCAAAACGATTGTTTAAAAATTCTATTCCATTTATGACAGCCATAAGCATATTGCCTTGAAATTTCACGGAGTTTTGCTTTTGTTTTTCTTCCATAATGGTTTCATATTCGCCCTGCATTTCTGCTAAAGGCGAATCCATAGAATACTTTTTGGAGAGTTCGACACCTTTTTTCTCTAAAGCTTCAAGCTTTCGTAAAAACTTAAATTTCTCTCTAAGCATTTCTTCCTTTGTCAAATGAGGTTGTGAAGAAATATTTTTATCAGGGTTTAATGGAACGTTATTAAACTTACCAAAACCGTCCCATGTTTTATTATCACTTTGAGTTTCTGCTGTAGATTGACCTATAGAAGGACCGTCACTAAATCGAACAGAATGTTTGTCGTCAGAAGAAAATGATGAATTAGAAAACAATTCAGATTTTGCTTTATATGATGATCCGCCGCCAGGTAAATCTTCGACTAAATCATTCAATTCATTTTCTAAATTATTTAAATCTTCTAAATTAATGTCACTGCTGGGTCTATTGCCATCTTTTATCTTATCGTTCATTAAAAATTCTAGCCCTCCGCCAAAATTACTGCTTGGTTTTGAATCATTCCAGTTTCCGCTTAACCCATCATTAAGTTCTAAATCAGAAATTTCAATAATATCAGCCATTATTATTCATTAATTAGAACATTTATTTTTAAGTATTACGAATTGTAATATACTTTATTTAAATATTGAGATAAGTATATTATGAATTTTGTCAAATATTTAATTTCATTAATCTATACAGGTGTGACATAGTCTATAAAAATCTAATAAATGATAAATTTAAAATAGTAATATAAAAACATTAACTAAGTAATAGTAATGATATTTGAAAGTAACATTCATTTTGAACCGGTTGCTTTAAAACGACATAGACATAGATTAAAAGGGGGGACATATGATCCGTCTAAAAAAGACAAGGATGAGTTTATTAAAGCAATAGACAATTTTCCAACAGAAAAAATGACAAAACCAATAAAATGTATTTTGAATTTTTATTGTAAAAGACCAAAAACACATTATAAAAGTGGAAAAAATTCAGATATATTAAAAGACACTTCTCCAAAATATAATATTAACAATAAAGATTTAGATAATATGGTTAAATTTGTATTGGATGCTTTAAATGATAAGTTATATACAGACGATTCTCTGATATTTGAGATAAATTGTAGCAAACTGTATTCAGAAAATGGAAATGAAGGATATATTTACGCTAAATTTATGGAGGTAGACGATGTGTAGTATTTTGAAACTCTTCCACATTAATCACTTCGTTTTCTAATTCAAGTATAATTGGAATATATATATTTCTATTCATTTTTGGATGTAATCCAATATTTAAAAACAACTTTTTTTTGTAAATTTCTATGATACCACTATACAGTTCGCCTCGATTTACTATAAATTTTGTAGTTTTGAGTTTGCCATTTGTTCTCTCTCTCATACATTTTGTGCTTTGAAGAATACGATATGTTTTGTGTTCTATACTTATAGGTGGATCATTAAAATTAGATAATTCTATCATCATGTTAAATGTATATTTTATTATAGATGTGTTATTAACTATTTTTATTTCAATTTTATAATTAACTACATTTATTAGGTAACCCTAAATTAGTTTTAGAGTATCGAGCGGGCATTATATTATTTAAAAATGATTCTCCGCTTTGAGCAACAGTTAATGTTTTTATGTAACTAATGCTAATAATTAAAACGCACAAAAATAAGATAAATAAATTTGTTTTTAATGAAAACATTATTTATATATAATTATATAAATAAATATTAATAATTGTTAAGCTTAATAATTTTTAAGCGTTATTTTTGAATGCTGATGTATTAATAGAAGGAGAAACAATTCTAGCATTTAATTGTTGACTACTCAAATAAGGATTTTTAAGATCACTATTACAATATCCGTAACCAGGTTTGCTATTATCAAAAGAAGATTTATACAAATAAGGGACATTTGACGAAGGTTGTCTGCCCGTATAAACGTGTGAATTTAATCCTAAATCGTGACACGCTTCAGCAGTATTATATTTCATAATTTGAAGCCCGTGATTTTGCATATACTGACGGTATGCCCAATTCGAATGGATATTTTCTTGCTTTTGTATTCTTCTATTAATAACAGCTTCTGGTTGCCATGTAGCAAAATTTCTACCATCATTCATTATTGGGGGTGAATTAAAATGAATATTATTAGAAGCAGAATAACAAGTTGCCCAACCACCACTACTCATGTTATATTATTAATATATAAAAATAATATAATATTTATTCTGCTCCTAGCAATTTAAGAAGTTCCGGTTTTTTTAGTTTTGATGAATCAAGAGTAAGATTCTTTTCCAAAACTACACTTCTTAACTTGTTAAGTGATAATTTTTTATAATCAACATTTTCATTATTGTTTTTGATTTCTTCTAAATCTGAAATACTAATTGATTTTAAATCTAAATCACTTGGTAGTTCTTGACTTATATTAATGTTATTATTATCGGTTTGATTCATTCCATTAACATCATCAATTTCATTTAATTCATTAACATCGTCGCATTCATCTTGGTCATCAATTTCATTTAAATCGTTAGCCCCGTCAATTATAATAATATTATTTCCACTTAACATATCAAGATCTTCAATTTCATTATCACTATCGCTAAAAACATCATTTATATCTTCTAAATCGTTAATGTCGTTACCTTCATTAAATTCTTCTGTAATACCTGCTATATCTTTATCAAAATTTTGTATATTAATTTTTAAAACTTTAATGTCTTGTGCTTCATCGTGAATATAAATTGTTTGATTTTCTTGTAAAAGTTGAATAAAGTTAGAATCAACACTTGATTCATCATCAGAATCAACGCTTGATTCATCATCAGAATCTTCTGAACCTGATTCTGACCCCGATTCAGAAACTGTTTCATCATCGGAAACAGCGATTAATTCATGTCTATTTTCGCTAAATAATAATGATTTATTATCTTCTGTGTTTTCTGAAATATTAATTTGTGGGTTAAATTCAAAAGGGACTTTATTCGTTTGGCTACTACCACCAACAGATGAAATACTAGCGTTAGATCTAAGTATATTAACTTCTTCTGCCATTGCGGAAACAAGACTGAGCATAGAAGAAATTTTATGATTTTGCTCACGCATTTTACTTTCAAAATAAACAACTAGTAATGCTACAACTAATACCATTATTCCTAAAAATATTAAAAAGGAAGGATTAAATATATCAATTAAAGATGGCATATTACAAAAAGAATATAATTTTAATTATTCAACTTAACGAATAAAAATCATTTTTGTTGTTTTAATGTATTTTCTATAATTTCAATAGGATAATTCATATCATATAAAACATTAATTCCACCTCTAAGTTCAGAGATACCTTCCTTAATAATGTATTTATAAGAAATTTTATTTTTATTTTTTTCGGCTGCCATATGACAATTTATTATATTTTTATTATTTTGTAATTTTTTACAAACATTAACAAAGTGTGTTGTTAAAATACACGAAACGTTTTTGTTTTTAACTAAATATTCCATAAAGGCGGTTGCGCTCATTTCAGCTTCATCGGGATTTGTTCCTGAATATAATTCATCAAACGTACAAAAGTGTGTTTCTTTCTTGTTAGAATCTACGATATCAATAATTTCTTTACATCTTCTGGCTTCCGCTTGAAACAAACTGTCTCTTCCAGAAGTATCTGGAATATTTAAATAACTGTGAATATAATCATAAGGTTTTAAATTAGCCGAGTCATAAAATCCGCAACCAAATTGTTGGGTAACAATAATGTTAATAAGCGTAGATTTTAGTATAGTCGTTTTTCCTGATGCGTTTGGTCCTGTGACAATTATATTTTTTTTCAACTTTATATTATTTTTAATTGGGTTATTATTTTTTAAGGCCGCATAATAATTATTTTTTAAAATATTTTTCTTTTTATTAGTGATAAAACTAGCAAAATTAATTTTTCTCTCTTCGATGTTTTCTATTAATCCTTCGATACAGTCTATGTAGCCGTTAAATCCGAAAGAATACATAAATGCGTCTTCGTATGTTTTATCTTCATATAATTCATAAAAGCATTTCAATACATATCCAATTTCAAAAACTTTTTTAACATTTAGTTGATAATTAGATATGACAGATATTTTTTGTTCGAATAGAATCAAATGGTTCATTTTCTCTCTTAAATTTTCGTTAAATTTAGAATGTGTTTCAAGATTTTCAGCATAAGATAAGTAATTTTTCATAGTTAGAATAGTGTAATTCAAATATTGAGTAACATCACTTAGATGTGTGTGAATTATTTTCATATTATTGTTAAAGCGAATACAAGTTAAAATATTTTGATATATAGAAAATACATAAAACGCCGCCGATACGATCATATATATTTTTTCTTGGGCAGTTACAGAACTAAATTGTGTAAAAAGTTTTCCAATAGCATTACCAGATATGACAATTTTTAGGACATCAATATATTGTGACATGGAAATATTATGTCCTCTCATTTTAATAATAAAAAAAGGAATAATAAGAATAATAAGAGGTATAAAAAGAGATATGACAGGTGATGCTAGATTATATATACTCATAAACTGTAAAAATTGTTCAGATTTGTTCAAAAATTCCCACATAGACCAATCAATATAGTAATATCTTTCTTTAAAACCACCATCCTGTTTAATTTCCTTCCAAATTTCACTTATTTTGTTGTAATTTGTAGAAATATCATTTGTATATTTATTCATTTTTTTATATGTTTTTAAAAGTTTTTGATTATCTTTTAAAAAGGTAACATCTGTTGTATAATATTCTGAAACATTTTCACTAAGTTTTGTTGAAAATTGATTATTACTATTGAAAAACAAACTATACATGGAATTGTAGGAAGGATCGATTGTTTGAACAAGTTCTAAATCATTTATTATATTTTTACTCAAACTCATTTTTTTATCATTATAATAAATAGGAAGTTTAAAATGTTTATGTATTTGATTTATATTAGAATTAGTGTTCTGTTCATCCATTAATTATATTAAAAATAGAAATATAATTAATTTATTTTTACGAATACAAATTTATAGTTTATATTTTACAGTTTATATTTTACAGTTTATAGTTTTTGGAAAAAATCAAGATTTGGTGGCATTTCTTTAATTTCAGACGCATAATGTGATTCTATTTCCTTAAGTTTGCTAATATCTCGTCTAGTCGCAAAATTGATACCAGCACCTTTACGACCCCAACGCCCACTTCTACCGATTCTGTGAAGATAATTATGAACACATTTTGGAATATCAAAATTAATAACTGTGCTTACTTGTTGAATATCAATACCTCGAGAAGTTACGTTTGATGATATCAATACACGAGATTTTCCTACACGAAATTCATTAAATGCTTCTTGGCGTGCTACTTTATCCATTCCGCTGTGAATACAACAAACAGGAAAACCATCTTCACGCATGGCTTCAAACAAGTCAGATACACGCTTAACACTATTACAATAAATAATACACTGTGATAATGAAATATGCGAAAAAATATCTTTTAGAGTGGTATATTTTTGTCTGTCATCATCAACAGCAACATAATACTGATAAATACCTTCTAATGTAAGTTGTTCGGCCTTAACAGTAATTTTAACAGGATTACGCATAATTTTAGTGGTAATATTATAAATGTCGGAAGGTAATGTAGCACTAAACAACGCAATTTGAACATCGTTGTTCAAATATTGTAAAATATTGTATACTTGCTCTTTAAATCCCGAAGATAACATTTCGTCTGCTTCATCTAAGATTACAAGTTTGATTTTTTTGGATGTAATTTTGTCACGGCGCATCATATCGTTAACACGACCGGGACAACCACAAATAACGTGAGGAATATTCTTTTTCAAAAAATCACTTGATTCTTCAATTGAAGAGCCTCCAAACAAGGATTGAACTCTTAAACCATCCATCATATCACCAATACTTCCAATAACTTTAGCAGTTTGGGTGGTTAGTTCTCTAGTTGGGGAAAGAATCAATACTTGGGTAAAGTTTTCTTTCAATTTAAGAATTGACAAAGCAGCAATTGAGAACGTAGCAGTTTTTCCAGTTCCCGATTGTGCTTGTGCGATAATATCACGACCTTGGATAATTGGTTTAATTGCTTTTTTTTGAATAGGGCTTGGCATTTCAAAACCATAAGCATATATTCCTCTCAAAATATCTGTATCAATATCTAGATCATCCCAAGTATTAAATTCAAACGAAGAATCATTTGTATCTTCTTCAATATCAATTTCGCTAGTGTTTTCGTTTTTAAATGACGACATATTATGTATAAATACTAAGTATGTGTTTAAGTGTATTTTAAAATATTATTATATTTAAAAAAAAATTGATATAAATATATGCTAGATTATTAATTAGCATACGAAAAATGGCAAAAACGATGAGATATACTCTTGATGAATTTAAAAGAATTTCTTTTGATGGGTTTGATTTCACTTTACCCGAAGAAACATTAAATATAATATCAAATTTGGCTTTAAAGGTAGGTTCGCCTAGTTATGTAAAAACGCCTGTTTTCCAAAAAAGAGACAATTCTCTAAAAACACAATCAGCATCTGCTAGTGGTAGTAGTAAAGATTTATCTATGTTTAAAAAAAAGAGGGGTAATAAAGGCATGGAAGTTATTAATGACGACGATTGGGAAAGTTTGCGAACTTTCCAAACTACAAAAATTGAACAGAAGGTTGGGTTGGACGCAAAAATTGATGTTATTCGTTCCTATTTGAATAAATTAACGGATAAAAATTATCTTGATTTACGAAATAATATCGTAGAAACTGTGGAACAAATTGTCAGCGATTCATCAAATCATGAAGAACTTTTACGAATTGGAACAAATATATTTGAAATCGCTTCAACTAACAGGTTTTATTCAAAAATATACGCAGATTTGTATTCAGATTTAATTAGTAAATATGAAGTAATGGGAGAAATTTTCCAGAAAAGTTTCGGTGACTTTTTGGAGACATTTAATAATATTGAATACATCGATCCTGCGGTTGATTATGACAAGTTTTGTAAAATAAATAAGGATAATGAAAAACGAAAGGCACTAAGTTCATTCTTTATTAACTTGATGATTAATAAAATTATTGAAAAGGAAAAAATCATATGTTTGATGAAAAATTTAATGGAGCAGGTAAGCAGGTTTGTTCTTGTTGAAAACAAGAAAAATGAAGTTGATGAATTAACTGAAAATATAGTTCTCTTGTATAAAAAAGAACTTTTTAGCGAGAAAGATTTGAGAGATATTGAAATAGAAGGTCTTACTATTCCATCGTTTATTGAAAAACTAGCAAATAGCAAGGCAAAAGACTATTTAAGTTTGACAAACAAGTCAATATTTAAGTTCATGGATATGATTGATATGTAACAGTAAGTAAAAATGTATATTAATAACATAAAATTATTAAACAATAAAAATAAAGAAATAACAAATAACAAATAACAAATAACATTATTTAAATATAAATATAAATATAATTAAATAATGACAACAGAAACTGAAAGCAATATAAATTTTTTTTTCGATGAAATTGATGATAACAATTTAGAATTAGATTTATCAGAACTTTTAAACGAGCTAGAAGAAATAGAATTAGAAGACAATTATGAAGAAAAATTAATGCCAGAAATTATTAATTATGAAGTAAATTACAATATAAAACAACTTTTATTAATTTGTGAGTATTATAAAATATCAAAAATACTTAAAACAAATAAATGTAATAAAGCTGATATAATAAAAGCATTAGTTTTTTTTGAAAATAATTCAAAAAATTATAAACTTGTATTAAAAAGAAAACAAATGTGGTTTTTTATGAATGAATTAAAGAATGATAAATTTATGAAGAAGTATGTATTATGGAATTAAAATAAATCGTAAATATTGTATTAAATAAAAAATATTATAATACAATATAAATATAATGGTTTTATCGAAAATAAATAGCGCAGTAAGTTACCCAGAATTAAAAACAGTAGACACAAATGATTTAAAAACAGAAGCAAATTTGTATCAAATAGAAGTCCATAATGTTGAAATAATTATAGCAGTTGGAAATTCAAAAAATACACACGAAGAATTTAATATACTTTTTTTTCCAATTTACTTAGTTAAGCACAATAACAAAGTTATACAAATAGGTCTATATGAAATACCTGCTAGCGATTATATTAGTTATTTAGATACGTATAATAATTTGGATGTAGAAAAACTAACAGAACCTTTAATTTACAGATTTGCCACAAAAGAGTTTTTACAAAAAATGAGACTGGAGCCAGAAACTTCACTCAGTAAATTAACTAGTCCTCAAGAAAAAGAAAAGGCAAATCGTCATTACGAAGATGATGAGGATGATGAAGAGGAAGAACTAAATTTTGAAGAGGAAGAAAAATATGACATTCCAGAAAATAGAAAGGATATTTTTATTTTGACAAAAGGCGTGCCTATTCCTGTTAATTTAAAAGAAGAAAGTCAAAAAAAGGCGAAAGAAATAAAAAATGATTATGAAAGAAGAACAAAGGAACAAAAAAAGGGGGAAGAATGGATTCAAAAATATATGAAAAACGAAAATTATGGCATTATTGATAATGAAGGTAATGGTGATTGCTTATTTGCTACTATCCGTGATGCTTTTTCCAGTATTGCGCAACAAACGAGTGTAAATAAATTACGAAAAAAATTGTCGAATGAGGCGAGCCAAAATTTATTTGAAGGTTATTATAAAATGTATAATGATGCCAAGAATTCTATTGCGGCGGACACGAATAGAATTAAAGAACTTGAATTAGAATACCAAGATATTCAACAAAGATTTGTGAATGTAGTTGATAGATCAGAAAAGAAAAAATTAACAGAAGCTGGTAAAAAAATTCAACAAGAACACGATAGACTTGTTCATGAGAAAAAAATATCAACTCAGATATTACAAGAATATAAGTTTATGAAAGGTATTGACAATCTAGATAAATTCAAAGCAAAACTAAGAACATGTGATTTTTGGGCTGATACTTGGGCTATTTCAACATTAGAAAGAATATTGAACATAAAAATTATTGTTTTGTCTTCTGAAATATATAATGCCGGCGATATGAATAATGTTTTACTGTGTGGTCAATTAAATGATAGCATTCTAAGTAATATAGGTGTATTTAATCCTGAATTTTATATTATGGTAGACCATACTGGAAAGCATTATAAATTATTATCTTACAAAAAAAAAATGATTTTTAAATTTCCTGAGTTACCATATGATATTAAAGATATGATAGCAACAAAGTGCATGGAATCTCAAGAAGGTCCTTTTAATATAATTCCCGATTTCAGTAAGTTTAAAGGAACTAAGAAGAGAGTTGTTTCTTCTGAAGAGTATGATGAACTTTCTGAATCCAAATTACGAGGATTGTATGATGATGATATTGTTTTTCAGTTTTATTCCAAATCAATCAATAAACTTCCAGGAAAGGGTTCTGGAGAGAAAATACCAAATGAATCCATGAAAGACTTTACAGAATTAGCAACTATACCAGATTGGCGTAAAAAACTATCGAATTTTTGGGTTGAACCTTTCACTCTAGATAACCATAAATGGTCAAGTGTTGAACATTATTATCAAGGTTCTAAATTTAAAAAGGTAAATCCTCATTTTTATTTGAGTTTCTCTCTAGATTCAGGAACAGAATTATCCAAAGACCCTTTGTTAGCAAAGGCAGCAGGCGGGAAAACAGGGAAAAATAAAACCGAGTTGTTAAGACCGATTGAAGTGCAAATTGACCCTGATTTCTTTGGCTCAAGACATAAAAAAGAAATGTATGCTGCTCAATATGCAAAATTCACACAAAATATTGATTTAAAAAATTTGTTACTTGCTACTAAAAACGCAAAATTAACACATTATGTCCGTGGTAGTCAACCAATAATATTTGATGAATTAATGATGATACGTGAAAAAATAAGACGAAGTGAAATGTAAAAACATGTATATAAGTTAAAAATAACAAAATAACAAAATAACAAAATAACAAAATAACAAAATAACAAAATAACAAAATAACAAAATAACAAAATAACAAAATAACAAAATAACAAAATAACAAAATAACAAAATAACAAAATAACAAAATAACAAAATAACAAAATAACAAAATAACAAAGTAAATATATTATTTTATTATATGAGTTGTTTATTTATCAGTTTAGAGTATTTTATAAACGAGAATAATTTCACCATTCGACAAAAAATTTGTGATTATTTAGAAGAAAACAAACCAATTATTGAAGGAATAGAGACAAATGTTATTTTAGAAATGGAAAATACAAATTATATTCAAAATATGCGAAACACAAATACTTGGGGAGGAGCAATTGAAATTCAGGCAGCATGTAATATTTGGCAATTAAGAATTTTTGTAAAAGATATTAGATATAATCATTCACAGAACAATACTATAGAATTTATTCCTATAAATAATATTTATGATAGAACTATTGCTATAGAATGGAGTGGGGGTCATTATGAGCCGGTTAGAAATTAATTCATATTTTACATTTTACACCTTTGGACATTTAGAAAACACAATTAGTTCCTTGTTCGTTCATTTTTGGTGTTATATTGTTCGGACAACAACCGAACCTCGTTCCAGCGCACCCTCCGATTGGTTTTGGAGGAGTTGGACCTGGACCTGGTTCTGGACCTGGAGGAGGAGGAGGTGGAGTAAAACCAGGACAATTTGTTCCAAAAAAATTAATCTTAGAATTTACACCATCAGGGCAGCAACCATAATGTGTATTCATACACGTTGCTTGTTCTTCATTTGTTTCATATTCAACATTTGTTACTCTAACAACATTTAAATTATTTAAAGCAACTAAAATAACAAGAATAAGAAGTAAACTAATAATTAATAACACTATGTTCATATAATATAGTGTTATTTTTATTTTATTTTTTGTGATTTTTTTTATTTTTTATTGTTTTTTTATTTTTTACCCGTTTTCCAAGTTTTGTTCGTTTTGTTCGTTTTCTAAGTTTTTTTCCTGCTATCATTGGTAAAACAAATGGTAATGAAACTAATCCTCCTGAAATTAACAGTGCTGGAATAGCTAATGCTGGATTTATTGAATTACTATTCGTTTCGTTTTCGTGTGTTTCAACATATGAAGGGTCGCATTTATGTAAATCGTATTTTAAATGAAGTTTTTTAAATTGGTATGTATTTGTAGTAAAATCAATAATTAATTCATAACTTAATTTACCGCATTTATTATCTGGATCAATAATTAAATTATGTGATATAATTAACTTCGATTCAAAAACTAGTTTCATAGATGATTCTTTTGAATTTAACGTAATATAAATTGCTTTTTTAACGTCGGTTATTGTTGCAACTTCGGGTTTAACTTTACTTATAATCAATAAATTTATAAGTTCTGTAACAAAATTAAATGTATTTTGACATGTTAGCGCACATATTTTATTAATTAAATCTAAATCAATTTCTATGCCATTAGAAGTAAATATATTCATTAATTGTAATACATAATTATCGCAACGATCATAGTCTGTATTATTTGTATATTCTTGTTCTGTAATTAAGTTATTTTTATATTGTAAATCAATTTCATCATTATATTTAGTATTATTGATAAAAACATTAAATCTAGAAACGTCTTTACCGATTTGTTCTTTAAGTGTAGACATATTGATTTCTCCACTAGAAAACCATTTTGGTGATTTTAAATATAAACTATATACAATCAATTTATCTAAATTCATACCAATCGCATTAGTTATATTAGATTCCTTTATATGTGCTTTAACTTGAGGATATAGTATAAACCCGTCAAATAAAAAAAAATCACTCGGGTTTATTTGATTATTATTGTCGTAATCACTTCTTCCGTAATCTTCTGAACCAAAACCACCATAATAATTGTTGGAATACCTAGAATTAAATTGGCTATTATAGTCTCCATAGTTCCTATCTTGTCTATAGTTGCCAGAATTACCATTTGTTTTAAAATGTACTACTTTGAAGGTTTTGTTTATAAATTTAATAATTTTTGTTACAGGTAAAAGTTTTGAACCATTATATTTTTCTTTATAATTATTCAAAATAGTATTGTTTGTTCCTTGAATATTATTATTATTAATAGGCGGTGTATTCATTATATATATTAATCAATTAAAATTATATATTAAGAAAAAAATAATAGTGTATTATTGATTTAAAAATTAATAAGTTATTATAATAAGAATGAAAATCAGTAAAAATAGCAAATTGTTAATGTCATTTTTTCTTAAAAATAATTATATTAATCACAATAAACAAACAAAAAAAACGAATATAATTTTGTTAGAACTATATAATCAGCTAATAAAAGCATATAATTTTTTGCTTACAACTAAGAAAACAAACGGTGATAGTTTTTACAATATAAATATATCAAAAATTACATCTATTTCGCAAATTCCTAAACCCAAAAATTTTAATTCGAAAAGTTTTCCTAACGAAATTAGGAAATGTATTGATGATATGTCAAATTTGGTAATTTCATATACTTTTTCTCTCTTTAATCGAAATATCAAACTCTTTTTTATAGTTGAAAAACAAGAACATATAGAGGTATATAACAAATATGTTGATGCTATAGTTATGTGGTTATATGTATTAAATGAGTATGCTTCATCGCGTTGTTCAAAAACATTTACAGTTTATTTATATTTTACAAATTTAGAGAAAAAATTGCCACATACTTCAATCGATATTTTAGACGAAAATAATGTAAATACCGCATTCACAACAACGTGTCCTGTTGATTCTGAAATAGTAGTATTTAGAAGAGAAGAGTGGTTTAAGGTTTTTATTCACGAAACATTTCATAATTTTGCGTTGGATTTTTCAGATATGAATAATTTTGAATGCCACAATCATATTTTGTCCATATTTCCTGTTAAATCATCTGTTAATTTATATGAATCTTATACAGAATTTTGGGCTGAAATAGTAAATACACTATTTTGTAGTTTTTTTTCCTTAAAAAATAAAAATAATGTTCAAGAGTTTATGAAAAATGCCGAATATCTAATAAATTTCGAAAGAACATACAGTTTTTTTCAACTTGTAAAAACATTAGACTTTATGGGATTAAGATATATAGATTTATATTCAAAAACAGAAAAAAGTGTTATGTTACGCAATACTTTATATAAAGAAAATACAAATGTATTAGCATATTATGTAATAAAAACTATATTATTAAACAATTACCAGTCATTTTTATCATGGTGTAAAAATAATAATTTATCACTTATACAATTTAAAAAAACTATACCAAACCAAAGGAGTTTTTGTTTATTTATTGAAAAAAATTACAAAACAAAAATGATGATTGATGCTGTTCGTTCTTCTGAAATTTTTTTACAAATATTCAAAACTTATAATAGAACAAAACACGTAAATTATTTACTTAATAATATGAGAATGACTATTTGTGAATTAGTGTAAAAGAATACCTCTCCGAGTTTATTTTTTGAAATGCTGTTTACAGTAGTCACACCCTGGTAGACTTTCTCTCTTACATTCGTTTCCAGATTTGGTTGTTTGAGAACAAATATATTTATAAGAACCATTACCTATACTTTTTTTATTGGCTTTCCACATTCTGCTTGCTTCATCGAAGTCTATTTCCACAACGTATAATACAATATTTTCTTTTTCTTTTTCTCTCTTCATTTCAGTTTTATATTCTATTTTTTCTTGGCTTTCTTCTTGTGTTTGTCCGAGTTTAGTTTGACTTCTTGTCTTCATTATGAATATTGATGATATAACTAAACGGGTAATAAAGCATTTCAATTTTATTTTTACATTCAGAAGTTTTAATTATATTTTGTATTTTATTTATGAGTATATAAAAATTATAAATAAAATTGAATAATTAAATGTTAAATGGTTAATGTATAACATAGTTAATAATTAATGGGAATCAAACATTTAAACAAATTTTTAAGAAACGAATGCCAAAATAGTATTAAAATAACTTCAATTTCTGACTTGTCGGGAAAAAAAATAGCAGTAGATATAAGTATTTATTTATATAAATTCGCATCTGATGATAGTCTGATAGAAAATATGTATTTAATGTTATCCGTTTTTAGGCATTATAATGTGATACCAATATTTATATTTGATGGGAAGCCCCCACCAGAAAAAAAGGAACTTCTCATTAAACGTCGAGAAGACAAAAAAGAAGCGGAACAAGAGTTTAAAAAATTACAACAAAAATTGGTAAATAATGAAGATATGGATTATGAAGAGAAACAAGAGATAACTACAAACATGGACTTATTAAAAAAAAAATTTATTACAATTAACAAGCAACAAATAGACATAGTAAAAGACTTAATAAGAGCATATGGTGCTACATATTATGATGCGGTAGGAGAAGCAGACGAATTATGTGCTCAACTTGTAATAAAAAACAAAGTATACGCATGTTTGAGCGAAGACATGGATATGTTTGTTTATGGTTGCTCAAAAGTGTTAAGATATTTGAGTTTATTGAAACATACCTTTGTTGTTTATGACACAAAAAATATATTACAAACATTAGACATGACACAAAATGAATTCAGAACAGTTTGTGTTATTTCAGGAACAGATTATAATATTCGTACACACGAACAAAATGATAAAAACGCACCAACACTTGACAAAACAATAAAATTATTTAAGAAATATAAAGGTTTAAATAAAGACAAAAAATTATCATTTTCTGAATGGTTATATCAAGATACAGATTATATACAAGATTATGATTTGTATTTAAAAGTGTATAAAATGTTTGATTTAAATTTTGGTCATGATGATATGCAAATATTTGATACAATTAGAATTACAAATGGTCCTATAATGAAAGATGAAATGAAGAAAATATTAGAGACAGATGGATTTGTATTTTCGAAATGTTAAATATATAAAGGGAATTAATATAAATTTAATTATCTTTTTTTTTATTTTTTATTTAAAAATAAGTAATATAATATTATATTCATATGGACTTAACAAATAAAAAATATGATAGAGAAACTTTAAAAAAAAACATATATGCTTTAAATATATTAGATATTTTAAAAACACAAATAGTTGACGTTACATTCGCTGTAAGATATTTATTAAATCCAAATTATCAACTAGATGATAATGAAAAAAGAATTACTCCGAAAATGATTTTACACTATCAGCCTCATATTACTAAATCAGAATTATTAAATGAAATGGCAAATTATGATTCTGATGATGATAGTATAGAAGATTTTGAAACGGTTTCAAATCGTTAATTATCATTAATTATATATGATTAAATAAATATTTTGCTGTCTATGTTAAATATTTGTCCTGTTGATAATTGGGGTATTTGTTCATAATTAGATTTTTTTAACAAGTCGCGCATACTTTTTATTAATTCTCTCCAAGACAATTTTGGATTATTATTTACAGATTCAATAAACGACCATGTCATAGCACCTTGTGATGTTTTATTAATAAAAGCGTCGGCACTAGTTTGTTCATCTGTACAACCACTAATCATTAGAACGTTGCCTAAAGTATCGTTTGTCTTATCATTTTCAGTATAATTATCATAATTTAAACTATCTAAGTATTGATATTTAAGGTCTAAAACAGAACCACTAAAACAACAATCAAATAACGAAAATAGTGTAACATTTGGTTTCAAATATGTTTGAATAATTGTTTTTAGTTCATCATCTGTAATGACATTTAAATCTAGAGGTACAATTAATTCATCATAACCATCTCTTTCATCGCCATTTTTATCTAAAACATATGAACCGTGACCGCTATATGAAAAAATCAATAGATCGCCACTATTAGAATTAACTAATAATTTTTTGAACTCATTTAAAATAGTAGATTTAGTTGGTTTTGTTTCAGTTTCATCTGTTAATAAAGTAACATTATTGAATCCATTTTTATTTATTAAAGTTTTAACGTTTTTAACATCATTAATACAACCGTTTAATTTGTATTGTGAGCCATTATAATTACATCCGATAAGTAACGCATTTTTATTTTTAACATTTTGAACTATAGGTGGTTGATAAGCATTTACTTTATTAATAGCATTATTCACTTGGATCAACAAACTGCTAATTTGATTTGTGTAGGACGCATTCAAAATAGTAATTTGGGCTGCTTTATTTCTTGCTGAAGATTTTAACACGTTATTAATTAGTGTATTAAAGTATTTGGTTAAAACACTTTTATCATATAAAAACTTATTTTTTATACTATTAATTCTATTTGCTTTATATTGTTCTAATTCTGTTCCCATTATACATATTATTAATATAATAAGTATTCCAAATATTTTGAGTTAAAATATGTGGTTTTAAAAACCAAATATTTTTATTATTTTAAAAAATAAATTTATCAATCAAATTGTTGTTATTATTATTGTGAATTAAATATTTTAACCGATAACCTTTTCAGCAACAACATTCTTGGCAAAGTGAGGGCTCATATATCTTTGGAGGTTGAAGTAAGTAAGTTCATCAGTCTTCTTGATCTTCAAAAGGGCAGCAAGTTTGGCATCAGGGTTAATCTTGCGTCCGTTATCCTTGTCTTGAAGATTGTTAGTGCGGATATACTTGTTGATATCACGAGTAACTTCTGTGCGAGCCATCTCAGTATTGGCGGGCTTCTCGAGAAACTTTGCGAGCTCATCACTGATACGAGTGGGTTTAACAAATCCAGATGGAGCACGGTTGCCTGCCTTGCGCTTTCTCTTGGAGGATTGTTTTTGGGCAATCTTGAGTTCACGAGTCCACTTCTTCTCAAGAACACGGTATTCAGCCTTCAAGGAAGAAATAAGGACGTTAATTTGTTGAAGTTTTGCGACAAACTCAATTGATTGCTCGACAACATGTGCCTCAACATCAACGGTTTCGGGAACAACACTCTCATCAACAACAGGAGCAACAACAACAACAACAGATTCGGAAGCAACTTGTTGTTCAGTCTCGGTCTTAACAGCCTTAGCCTTCTTAACCTTCTTTTCAGGAACGGCGGCAGAAGTATTAACTAAAGCGGTATCAACAACAGCGGAAGTGGCAAGGACTTGTTCAGTCTCAGTAGTTTTAGAAGTCTTAACTCTAGGCATCTTATTATACTATATCTAAATAATTACTTTTTAAGTGATTTAACGCAAATAATATATATTGTTACGATAATATGGTAATGTAATTTAAATTAATTTATTTACATATTAACAAAATTAACAAACTGATTGAAAAAGCCAAGGGAGCGTTGAAGCAGCTGATTCGTTGACTAATGTTAAAGCACCAAGGACATAATATGCTCCTAAAGATTTACTATCTTGGTCAATACCTAAATTTACGAATTTTTCTAAAACCTCCAAAATAACTTTTTGGACATTACACAAGTCATTTTCATAATTTATATAAGAAATGCTTAGATTTCTAAATGGATCTCCATTAGGAGGACAAATATTGCGTTTTACTATTTCGGATAATTGTGCTCTATAATGCCAAATATCAGATAATTCTCTTACAAATCTAATGAGTTTAATTCTATTTAGAGAGAGAAACCAGTTAGCGTCACTATAATTTCCTAATCCGTTTATTTTTTGAAATAAATCAAGAGCCCGAAGTTCTATCATTTTTTTGCTTGAAATATTAGAAGTATCATCTTCTATTTGTAAGTTTAGTTCAATTCCTAATATTTTACTTAGTCGAATGAATTGTTTCATATTTGTTATTACATTATTAGAGATGTCCGCTCTATTGTAAGGATTTTTGCCACCGATTTTTTTATTGTCATTTTTAAAAACAAGATTATATAAAGATGCTATATCAAACCCATAAATAAACCCATCTAAATCTGTGTAACTAAAAAATTGTTTTGAATCTATAGTATTTAATTCGTCCATCGTAATAAAATCATTACTATTTGTGCATAAATTTTTGTTTTTTACTCCTGGACCTTGAATTTTATTATATTTTCTTTGAAGTGTTCCACGAAAAACCTTTTGAATTTTTACAATAAATGAAGATAAACGTAAAAAAGTAAATAATCTTGTGATTAGTTCCTTTTTGTTACCACTAATTTTTAATTTATAATTTTTCGCAAAATTTTTTAATTGTTGAACATTATAATTATATTTTGTAATGTCATAGTAGTTTTTAATAGTTGGAATAACTATATTATCAAAATCAAGTTTTACTTGTTTTTTTGTCTGCGGAATTTGATTTTCACATTTGGTTGTAATAATGTTTATGTAATCATGAATAAAATTTTTAGAATTTGACTTGTTAAGGGTGTTTAATTCATCAACTGTATTGTTCATTATATATTATTTATATAAAATTCTTTTTGAATTATTTTACAACTAATTTAAATAAATTAAATGAAATGCTTATGTTGTATCGTAATACTTTTTAAACCTTATATGGTCTTATTGTATTTATATTTTAAAAAAAAATTGATTTAAAGATAAGACCATAGTATAAATCATATTACAAAGAAATGACAGACTCAATCATCGACGGCACTAACATTAATACTAACGTATTCTCATATTCTGCTCCTAAGGCTCACGCTTCAGGTGGAAAAGTTGTGAATTTATATAATAAATTTTCAAAGGAATCGCTTACGATTTCAACCCCATTAATTTTAACTTGGGGTGCTCAGGAAGGTAAGGATCAACAAGGTAATAGCACAGGAAAATATACTATGTCTTTACAATTTCCCAATACTGATTTTCCTAACGCGGATTGTCAAGCATTTCTTGATTCTATGCGAGCACTTGAAGCAAAAGTAAAGGCTGATGCGATGACTTATTCAAAGGAATGGTTTGGTAAGAATATTACAAGTTCTGAAGTTATGGATGAAAAGTTTAATGTGATGTTGAGACATCCTAAGATTAAGGGTTCTATTGAACCTGATTTGTCAAAAGCGCCTACGCTAACTGTTAAAGTTCCACAGTGGAGTGGAGTTTGGAAGTCTGAAATTTATGATGAAGAAGGAGTTCCTCTTTATGTAAATGGAAAAGTAAATTCACATTTGAATCCTCTTGAATATTTGAAGCCAAAGACACACGTTATTTGTCTTATTCAGTGTGGGGGTCTTTGGTTTGTAAATGGAAAAGTTTCTATTACTTGGAATTTAAAGCAAGCAATTGTTCAAAAGCCAAAGGCTAGTTTGGAGGGTCAGTGTTTGTTAAGACCTAAGGTTGCTGATAAGGCTTTATTGAAGGCGATGCCTCTTCCAGAAGAGATTGATAATGAAGGACCAAGCACACTTGTAGAGGATAGTGATGATGAAGAAGATCCTTATGTTCATACTGCTTCTCAAGTTCGTCTTCCAGAAGTTCCAGAAGTTGTCGCACCTGTTATTGCTCAAGAGGTAGTTGCTGATGTTCAAGAAGTTGTCGCCGCTCAAGAAGTTGTTGCCGCTGAAAAGCCAAAGAAGAAGGCTGTTGTGAAGAAGAAGGCGGTTGCTGCTAATGAAGAATAATTTATATATTATATTTTGTATATCATATTTGTATATCATAACGTATTATTAGTTGTAACTATAACTAAGTAAAGTATTTTTTGCCCGTATATTTATTTATTTTTTATCATATTTATATTTAAAAACTTAATTTAAATGTAAATAATACAAAATTATATAATTGTAATTTTCACTATTATATCGCTTTTATTTGAAACATCATGAATATCGTTGTCTTTACCCTTAGAGATTCCCTTATTTTTTAATTTATAATATTGCTCTTTTTTCATATGTAATTCACTTAAAGGTATTTCATAATTATTATTTTCGCAAAGTGATACGTGAATTGACCCGTTTTCTAATATTAACTTAGTTATATCATTTGATTGAATATCGTAATCAATATAAATATTATTGTCATCATCTAAACTAACATGTTCGGGTATTTCAGGCACACAATAAACTATTATTTCACGATCTGATGTTTCAAAATAAACTTCGTTATACCATAAAGGAACGAAAAATAACTCATCGCTAACATACAATTTATATATGTTATTACTCAATAAATCATAAATACTCGGGTTTAATTTATAAATCTCAACACTCTCATACTTTTGTAAGACAATAGTCTTCACTTGTTCCAAAATATCTTCATTCAAATGGAGTACAGAATGGTATTTAGAGAGAAAAGAATAAATATTCAAACACGTTTCTTTATCTAAATTATCAAACAATTTTAGACTTATAATTTTACAACCAGAGACAATTTCTTTTACGATGGTCGAGAATGATTCGCTATAGGTTCCTTTTGATATTTCTACAATAAACATTTGTAGGATGTTATTCCAAGAAGAAAATGATTCTTTTTCTTTTGAACTGTTATCACTATTATCATTATTATCGTCACTCGAATAACTTATTTCTCTCTTTAAATAATCATATGCTTCATTTATTTGTTTAAATTTTTCGTTAGATTCCTGAGTATTACCATTTTTATCTGGATGATTTAATAATGCTTGTTTATGATATTTTTTTTTTAATAAGTCTAATGTTATGTCGTTGTATGTAGTTTCATTTAAGTTTATGTCTAATATTTTAAAAGCAGATTTATAATCCATAATTGATGTTTAACATAAAAACTTTAAGTATTAAAAAGCGATAATAGTAATGTAAAATAAATATTACTAATATTAAAAGTTGTGTATGATTTTCGCCAAATTTAATAAATATTTTTCTAAATGATATATTGGTCTATAATTGTTATTGTAATACTGAAAAAAACAATACGTTTTAATCATTATATCTGACAATTGTTCAACCCTTATTTGCTTTTTTTCTGTTAAAGTAGAGAGAATATACCATATACATTCTGTAATGTCGAGATTATAAATAAAAATATCATATAAAACATCTCTAAATTTTAAAAATTTAAGTTCGTTTATATTTATAATATTTTCAATATTTTTGTTACATATTATTTTATGTTGTATCATCAAATTTTCATTATAAAAATGTAAATTTTTTATATTCGTTATGTTGTCTAGTTTAATCTTGTTAGATATTTTATTATTAAAACATTTGTTATATAGTGCTTTTGTTGGTCGTGAAACATTGATAACTTCACAACAATTTAAAATATTATCCGGAATAAAACTTATATCTTTTGTAATGATAAAGAATTTTAAATCAATCGATATTGCGTTATTTTGCTGCATATAACTGTAAAAGTTTTCTAATAACTCACTATGAATTTCATTAAAATTTTTGCAAACTACTATACCAGACTTATCTGTTTTGGCTGATATAATGTCAATAATTTGCTGATAAATTTCGTGCCAAAATAATTTTGAATTACAACCTAAAAGGGACATATCAATTTCATAATGTATATCACTAATTTTGAAAAAATACTGTTGCTTGTTATATGTTACACTAATTTTTTTTTCATATTTTAATTCTGTTGGACTATATTTTTTAATCGACTTTAACATTTGTGTATATTTGCCAACCCCACTAGGTCCGTAAAAAATAACATTTTTTAATTCATGTATTGATTTTGGAAATTTGGCATATATTTTACCCATTTTTGGATGTAAATTTTCTTTTTGATTTGATATTATATAATCTTCAAAATGAGTTTCATAAAACTTCATATTATATGTATTTAAATATTCTTTATTTGGTTTTATTACTTATTTAAATTTAAGAATTAGTTTATAACTTAAAAACATTTTAAAAATATATAGTAGTTCAAATTAAAAATGAATATTGTAAAAACAGTTGACCAGTTTGATGAAAATAATATATATTTTTGTGATCCAATACGAAATAATGTTATGCCTGAAGGAACATTTATTAGAATAATATATTCTACACATAACGTGGTGTTAAATGGTGTTTATTTGCTAATACAATTAAATGATATAATGTTGGAAAAATATTATAACAAATATAAATGTAACTTTAACATTAATACACATCAAGAGATAATAAATAAAATAAATATAATTGAAGACAATATACTAAAAAAGTATAACCTAGATAATAAAGAACCCCAGTACAAAATTTATGAACAAATAAAAAATGGAAATATAAAAATATTTGGCGAAATTAATCCAAAACATAATAATAGATTTATTCTTAAAATTTCAGGTATTTGGGAAACCCAAACACAATATGGTCTAACATATAAGTTTATTAAAATAAATCAATAAATCAATAAATAATTATAATATTAACCATCTGTTGTGTAATATTTTAATACTGTTAGCATAATTATAGTACAAACAACTCCAATGATATTTAGTAAATAAAGAACCATCGAACTTAATTTGTTTACTTTTTTAGTTGTTACAAAACTTTCTGAAGTAATTGCAGTAAATAATACATAAATTTGAGCCAAAAATATAATTATAAGTGCATTGCTAATTGATCCGTAAGTACTAGATACATGGCCTGCTATAATTTCATTCATATAAGTCACTAATAAATATATTACAAACCCTATTATAGCCAACATAAGTATAAAAGGTCCTGCTGTTAGGAGAATTGATAAAAATGATTTAAACATCGTTGCACCTCTCAAACTTGGAACAACAACTGCTAATAAATCTGTCATTATCATTAAAATACTAACAGTCAAAACAGAAAAACCTGCTATTACTGCACCAATATTTGTTTCTCCTGTTGTTCCAAGTGATATTAAAAAAAGTAAAACTGATGTTATAATAAATCCTTTATAAAGTGATGTATACCAAGTATCCATATATATAAAATATATATTATATAAATTATATAATAAATTATATAATATATATTATTTATTATATAATTTATGTAGAAGAACCATTTACTTTTAATTCTAAATCATCTATTTTTTTCTGCATATTTTGTATTTTTGTAATTAGTATTGGTATTAATTCTAAATATTTAATAGACTTAAATGATTCATGTTGAGGACCGTTATTTACGTTAGTTACTACTAATTCTGGAAAGTATTCTTCTATTTCTTGAGCCGAAACACCAAAAAAAGTAGTTTTTTTGGGGTCCTTTATTAAATTATATTGAATTGGTGTTATTTTCAAAATATTATCACAATAATCATCTGATAATGGCACTACATTTTCTTTTAATTTCATGTCAGATGGATTTGTAATAGAACCTCCTACATATAAGTTTTGATTAATATATACACCGGTACTTGTGTTGGCAGGAGTAATATATGACATTCCATTTATTTGTTTATTTACCCAACGCCCTATATTAAACAGAGCAGATGGTGAAATATAAAATTGTTTTACAAAAGCGGTCGTTGATGGTGCAACTCCTCCATAGTTTGCGGCAGATGAAATTAAAGACATTAATATATAAATAAAAGGTTATATTTTTAATTGTTTTTTATTATTTTAATATAAATATTAAAATACTAATATTATTACTATGAATAATTATTCTTCGAATAAATCTAGTTCAAATAATTTTTATCCCGTTCCTTTATCAAATAATGTTAGCGGTAATCACCCTATAATAAATAATGCGAATGACTATTTTTTTTATAGAAAATACATATCTATACATTCTGAAGACCGGGATATTACAAAGTTCCCTAATGCTGCTCAATTTGAAATAGAAATGCCTGAAGATTATGTAAATGTATTGTCAATAAAATTATCAAATTGGTCATTTCCAGCAAATTATGACACATTTTCAGAGTTAAATGGTAATACAATTATGACTTTTAAAATACCTAACCCATTTAATCCTGGTGAAAATAATATTGGTGATCCTTTACAAAATGCTATTTTTGAAGCATTATATTATAATTCTAATAACAACTACTCTTTTACTATATCAGATGGGTTTTATTCACCTGATCTTATAACTAGTGAGCTAACAAATAGATTTAATTATGCTGTAACACAAGTTATTACCACATATTTTACAGAAAAAGGTTATACTGATTTTTTAGAACAATTTAATAATCAAGGCGGATATACTGATTTTATGGTTGTTTATAATAATGTTCAGCAAAATTTATGGTTTGGTAATGCTAGTAGTGTTTTCATTTTAACAAATACCTCTACTGAAATAATTGATGCTTTAAATAACAGTAATTTAAAATGTGCTACCAGAAATCAGTTACCTGATTATAGCAATTGGGGTTTACCATTTTTTTTAGGATTACCTAGAGCGGACTTGGTTTCTATCCAAACTGCTCAAACACCTAGATTTTTCTTTGGAGATATTCTTACAGCAGGCGATAATGGATATTGGTTGCTACCTAATCCAAATTTACCAGGTTGTCAAGTTAGTTATATAAGCGCACCATTAAAAATTAATTTTATGGGACCTGCTTATATTTATATGGAACTTGATGGGTTAAATTGTATAGATGAAACATCGCCATATAATTTAAGCAAGTTTACTTCCCAAACAAATGAAACAAATGGTATTGCTAATGCTGCGTTTGCTAGAATTCCTATTCCAGCAACACCACTTTCACAATATTTTGATAATGATCACGAACCAAGAAAGTTCTTTTTACCTCCGGCAGAGAGAATAAGAAGACTCAAAATTAAGTTTAGATACCATAATGGACAATTAGTTAATTTTAGTAATTTTGATTATTCTTTTATGTTAGAATTTACCCTTTTGTCGGCACAAATAGAGAGAAAATATAATATATTCAACCCAATTTTCTCTTAATTTTTATATTATTAAAATACATTATGTGTTTCCTTTATCCAAAATTTTAACGCACTAATATCACACGACCTATAGTCCTCTTTAAATCCCGATAATGAATAAAATGCCGGTTTTTTCATTTTTAATGTTTTAAAAAATATATAATCGCCTTTTTTGCTTTTTCTTATAGTTATATTATCAGATATTTGTCTAATGATATTACTACCTTCGCTCAAATATTGTTCTACATCTTGAAACGTTATACTTTCTAAAGGTCTATTCCCTAATTCCTTTAGTGTTTTTGAGTTAGTTCCCCATGTAACGTATAACCCAAACTTACTTTTTCGTAAAATAACATCTTCATTATCATATTTGCCTAAAACATTTTGACTTTGTTTAATGTTTTCGTTTGCGTTTGTCTCTACTATATCATTTAAACAATATTCCCCGTTTTCTAATTTATGTATATCAATATCTTTTTTGACTGATTTAAATGTAACACACTCTTTACCGTCTACAAGTTCATTACATTTAATTACAGGACCATTTTTTCCGATAATATATGAATTCGTATCATCAATTTTAATATTTAGTTTGGATTCTAAATTTATATTGCTAATTAATTCATCTGTTTTATCATTACAATTCTTACATAATTCGTGCCAAATTTGTTCTCCTTTAGAGATTTTATCTAAATCATCTTCCATATTTTTTGTATAATCATATTGAAACAGTTCATTAAAATGTGTATCCAAAAACTCCATTACTATTATTCCTAATTGCTGTATAACTAATTTCCCCTTTTCATTTCCGAATTCTCTTTTTGTTTCTATTTCAAATATATCATCATTTTCTAATTCATAATCTTTACATTCGATTAACTTACCCTTTACATCTTCTTTTTTTACATACCCTCTTTCTTGAATTTTGTCTACTAACATGGAAAAAGTGGAAGGTCTTCCTATTCCCTTTTCTTCCAAAATTTGTACCAATTTCGCTTCTGTATAATGTGATACGGTGTTTTTTATGGTTACTTTGGATAGTATTTTTTTATATGGGATAACATAATTATGTTTTAACGTCTGTAAATATTGATATTCCTTATTGTCAGTTGAATATTTATTGGAAACGATCATCCATCCTGGGAAGTGAATAAGTTCGCTAGTATATCTAAAATTTGTTTCATTATAAGAAGTTATATTTGCTGTGATAGAGAGAAAAGATGCGGGAGACATACAACTTTCTACCGTATTTTCCCATATAAGTTTGTACATCCTTTTCTCTCTATTATCAAAATCATCTGGTAAGACCTTGACTCCAATTTTAGTGGGTCTTATTGCTTCATGGGCTTCTTGTTTAAGGCTATCTGATTGGGTTTTTATAGTATTTTTATTGCTGTTTGTTTTTATTGATTTTTCTCCAGTATTCGTGTTAGTATCAGTTTTCTCTCTATTTGCTATTAATAAATCTATATTTTCATTCATATATTTATCATTCATATATTTATCATTATCACCATAAGTGCGCAAAATATATTCTTTAATAGAATCTATAAATTCTTTTGAATATGTCTTACTGTCTGTTCTCATATATGTTATATAACCTGCCTCATATAGATTTTGACACATCCGCATCGTTTCTTTCGGTGAAAAGTGTAATTCGGAACTAGCTATTTGCTGAATTTTTGAAGTAGTAAAAGGTTCGGGTTGTTTTTTAAATATTTGTTTTGGTTGGGAACAAGTATACATATGATTAAATTCGGAAGCACCCGTTAAATAATCAACTATATCATCTTCCGTTTCATATTTGTTCTCAGGTGTTAAAACAAACGGAATATTGTTATTTGTAAAATATCCAGTTACGTTATATACTTTTTTTTCGTCGGTATTCTTGATTCGTAAGTAATTATCATAAATTATTTTTAAAGATGGTGTCTGACATCTACCAGCAGAGAGAGAATTGTTCTTATTTATAGAAATATACTTCCACAAAATTGGCGAAACCTTGAACCCAACTAATAAATCTAATATTTGCCTTGCTTGTTGAGCGCAAACAACATCCATTTTGATTCTGCTCGGGTTACGTATAGCATTTTGTAAAGCGGATTCTGTAATTTCGTGAAATATGATACGTTTCGTTTTATCAATATTTAACTTAAATAGTTGGCAAATGTGCCATGCTATTGCTTCACCTTCTCGATCATCATCTGTTGCTAGTATTACTTCACCAGAAACAGATATTTCTTTTTTTAACAATTCAATTTGTTTCTTTTTTAAAGCATTATCAATAATATTATAAGTCGGATGAAAATTGTTTTGGATATCTATGTTTTTTATTGTAGAAAGTTCTCTCAAATGACCGAAACTAGCCAAACATTTATAACCAGGTCCTAAATATTCTTCTATTTTTTTACATTTTGCTGGAGACTCGACAATAACTAAACTTGTTGTGGTTGAATATATTTTTGGCATTATTTTAAATTATTAAAATACGTTTAAATGATTTAATAATATTTTTATTATAAATTGTTTTAATTAGTTATAATATATGCTAGAAGATGATTATATAAATTTTTTAGATTCAATAGGTTATTTTGGAAATAATTTTTCATTCGTTATTACTTGTTTAATTATTTACAAACAAATACCATTTTTAATAAGTTATTTACTATTTATATATTTATTGAATACAAGAATAAACTATTTTTTAAAAAGTTATTTTAATGAAAAGAGACCAAAAAACCCCATAAAATTTTTAGACGAAGACCATTTTAGTGAAACAAATTTAGGAATGCCTTCAGGTCATACCCAAGTCGTGAGTTTTTCTATTTTATACGCTTACTTAGTAACAAAACAAATATACCCTTGGATAGCGTTAATGATAGTTATTTGTATTATTATTTTTATAGAACGATACACACATAATAATCATAGTATAAAACAATTAGTTGGAGGTTGTATTGTAGGTGGAATGCTTGCGCCTATTTTATTTTATTCTACAAAATGGGTTATTGGTAAGTTCAAATGAGGTTGGTTACATTTTTTTTATTTGTCCAACTAATGAATATGCTAAGTATGCTATGATAGAACCAACGACCGCACCAGAAATAAGTTGGCCTAATGTATGATTTCTAAACGCTAATCGTTCATAAATAACTATTATTGCTATGCTCAATAAAAGTAGTATCCATGGATAAAATTTATTTGTAACTAAATAAGCATACATAACAGAAAAGAATGTTAATTGTGAGTGACCAGAAGGCATACCAGATTTTTTTTTACTAAATTGTTCATCATCTAGAAATTTCTTAGGATTTTTAGGTCTATCTTGTTTAAAAAATTGCTTTAAATAGTTGTTTACTAGTTTATTTAATATGAAAACAATAATATATACTATAAAATATACGTGTTGATTAAAAATTAACGCACAAGTAATTAAAAAAGTAATATATTCACCAAAATAACCTAATGAATACAAAAAACTACCGTAATTTGAAAAAATACCAGACAAAAATTTGTCCATTTAAAATATATTATATTGCTATATAATATATTTCATAAAAAATGAAAACCAAACGAAATAATACCACACGAAAGAATACCAAACGAAAGAATACCACACGAAAGAATACCACACGAAAGAATATCAAACGAACTATGCCAGATATAAAATATTTGAAACCCGGTGAATTTTTATATGGAGCAAAAAATAAAGAATTAGGGTTAAAAATACTGGATTACACGAAAAGTCAAGAATTAAAACAAAAGAATCACTGTGTATATGAAAATATAAGTTGGTTTGCTAATTTAAAACAAGCTCAACATTATAAAGGCAAAAACGATGAGATATTTAAATGGGTTGTAAAGAAAAAATTAAAAATAGTAAGTATTACAGAGAGAAATAGAACGTTTTTCAAAAAATTATTTTTGGCAACAAAAAAAAATATAACACCTTTTATTAATATTGAAGATAAATATTTACCGCAAATAAAACTCGAACATCCATTTTTAAAAATGAATGCTAATGAAAAAGCATTATATGAGTTTGAGTTTATTTTTGGATATATAAGTTTAAAAGAACAATATGAATTTCTTTTGCTAATAAAGTATTTAATTGAAAATAAATTTTTTGTTTTACTATCAAGACACAATACTAGTTTATTGCCAAAAATAAATAAAAAAATATATTTTTATAAATTGTATCCATTTGGAGACAAAAGCAACTTAAATCGTATTAGTTTATATGAATTAAATAAACATGCTTTACTTAACTTGTGTGTTATTATATACAATAAATATAAGATAGATGGATTATATCAACCAAATACAAATAGTTACTGGTATCCAGATTTAGTGGTCTATCATATGAACATAGAAGAATTCGTTCTTTTCTCTCCACATACAGAATTAAAACTAGATAATATTGTCTAATGGTTTAAAATTAAGAATTATATCTTTATGGTATGAAAGTTAGTTTTTCATTTGTTTAAATTGTTTCCACGATATTTTAATGGATTCTTTTGGTTCGACTTTTTCGGTTTGATTATCATAAATTTCATTTAGTTTATCAGCCTTTTTTAGAGCACTATCAATATACAATTCTTTCAAAAGTGACCCTATAGCAAATGATCCTTCGTGTTGATCTAAATCGCCTTCTTCTATTTTTTTTAATACGTCAATAAACTGTAATAAAATACCTAAATTTATTTCATCCTTTTTGATTTTGTTAAAAATATCAGTGTAATATGTAAATAAAAAATTACATTCTGTTACACTAAGTTCATTTAGTTTTTCAATATCATCGCGATATTTAGCTTTAATTAAGACTAAACTATTAATTTCATTTTTTAAGATTTGACTATGTTTTAGGTTGCGGATTAATTCAGTTTGGTCCGTTACGTTATTTGTTTTAATCATATTTTGTAACTGAAGTCGTTGGTTATTATTCATTTTATTATATGTCTTACTAACACTTTATTTTTTTAAATTAAACTAAATAATATACATATAATATATAATGTCGCGAATGAATAATTTAAAAGGAGGAGCGGGCGGCGCGTCTGTAGGTTGTCCTGCTGGCATTACTTGTCCTGTTGTAAGTTCGATGCCAGGTCAAACACCAGGTCAGTCAGCTGCTATAAATTTTCAAGCTAATGCCGCAGGAACCAACGCATTAGCTAATATTGGTTCAGGTGGTGGTAAAAAAAAATTATATGGTGGACAAGCTACGAATAACATAACTGTTCCTACATTATCAACTAATTATACTCCTCCTGGCCCAGTTACACCAAATTCAACTTTCAAAGCAGGTGCTATTATTGGTTCCCAATCAACCGCGAATGCTGTAGGTGATCAGTATGCTTTAACTGGTGGAAAACGCAGAAAAAGTAATAAAAAGGGTGGAAATCCTAATTGGGATTGGGGATGTCATAGTGGTGGAAGAAAAATGAGACGAACAAATAGAAGAAATAAAAGCAAAAAAGGTAAAAAGGGAAGCAGAAAATCTAGAAGACATTAAACATATTTTGTATTTATCTTAGTTAATAAATATATAATATTAATATAAATAATGCCTACTGGAAAAAATTGGATGAATTTTGTATATGTTAATTTAGGATTTGCGGCATATATATATGGCATGATACTAATATCTTCTTTACAAGAAATAAGAGCAAATTGGCCTTTATATCGTTGTAACCCTATGTATATGCCACTATCACCAAATATCGAATCTGATTTCATATATTGTATTCAAGGTATGCAGACAAGTTTTATGGGCTACTTATTAGAACCATTAACATTTATTGCTAATTCCATAACAAATATAATGGGTGGGTTTTCAACTGATATAAATTTTGTTAGAGCTATGATAAATAAAATTAGAACATTTTTTTCAACTATTATACAATCTGTTTTTGGTGTATTTTTAAATTTAGTAATTGAATTTCAAAAAATAACAATTGGTATTGTAGATATGGTAGGTAAATTAATTGGTGTAGTTGTTACTTTTATGTATATATTGGATGGAAGTATTCAAACTATGCAGAGTGCTTGGAGCGGACCCCCTGGTCAAATGGTTCAAGCAGTTGGAAGTTGCTTTTATCCTGAAACAAAAATTAAATTACAAGATGGTAATATTGTAGCAATCAAAGATATAAATTTAGGAGATATTTTGGAAAATGGTAGTAGGGTTGAATCTACTATGAAAATTGATAATAAAGAAAATAAAGAGGATTTGTATATCATTAAAAATAATGGTGTAAATGGTGAAAATATTTATGTAACAGGCACACATTTAGTATATGATGAAGACAAGAGTAAATTTATATTGGTTAAAGATTATTCTAAAGCAGTAAAATCTGATATGAAATCAGATTGGTTTAGTTGTTTAATAACAAGTGACCATAAAATTCACATAGGCACAGAAATATTTTGGGATTGGGAAGACCACTTTATGAAATATAAAATGTTTCAGTAATTATGTAATATAGTAAATGAATATTATCCAATTACTATATATGGAGAAATCACAAACAAAAACTAATAAAATAGAAAAATTATATGGCAATTTAACATATTTTGATCAATATGGCGGTTCTGTGTTTTTATTTATAATTATAACAATTATATTGTTTATTGTTGTTTCTTATAGTTATGTTATGATGAATATTACACCTATTAAACAAAATTGGAATACAGAGAGATGTAAGCCATATATTATACCATTTGCGGGGATTATTAATAAACCAGATAATATGACAGCAACAGATTTTACAGCAGAAAACTTTAATTTTTGTACTCAAAATATTTTAAAAGAAATAACAGGATTTGCTGTTGAACCTATTACTATTGTCATGCATGCAATAACAGAAACAGTTACGTTTGTTCAAGATGCGCTTCAATACATTAGAGCGATGATTAATAAAATTAGAAATGATTTTATGTCTATTAGTGGTGAAATTATGGATAGAGTCGCGAATATAATGATACCTTTACAACAAATCATAATAGGTATAAAAGACATGTTTGGTAAGATACAGGGTGCTTTAACAGCTGTGCTATACACTTTATTAGGTTCATATTATACTTTACAGGCACTAATGGGGTCAATTGCTCAAGTTATTATTATATTTTTAATAGCATTAGCATCGGCAATTGTTATTGCTTGGATATTTCCATTTACTTGGGGTATTGCTATTTCTTTAACTGCTATTTTTATTGCCATTTCTATTCCGTTGGCAATCATGTTAGCCTTTTTAATAGATGTTTTAAAAGTAAATGTTGATATGGGTATGCCTGGATTGCCAGCACAACCAGCGATACAGTGTTTTGATAAAAACACATTAATTAAAATGAATGATGGAACTGAAAAACCAATAATAGATATAAATATTGGCGATAAATTAATGAATAATAATGAGGTAACAGCAAAAATAAAAGTTTCTACGATTGGTTCTCAAATGTATAATTTAGATAATATTATAGTTTCTGACTCCCATATGGTTAAAGAAGGAAACAAATGGGTTAGAGTTTCGCAGCATTTTAAATCAAAAAAAATATCTGATTATAGAGAAAAATATTTATATTGTTTAAATACAGAATCAAAAGAAATAATTGTAAATGGATATGTTTTTAGTGATTGGGATGAAATAACAGAAGATGATATTGAAACTATACGTATTATTCATAAAACAAATAAATATGGAACAAATACTGAACGTGATAATAACTTTCAAAATATGTTTATTCATAAGTATTTTAATGGTGGCTTCAGTGGTAACACAAAAATTATTTTAAAAAATAATACTGTCAAAGAAATACACGATATAGAAATTGGAGATATTTTAGAATATGAAGAAATTGTTTGTGGAATTGTCATTTTGGACGGGCAAAAACTTGATAGTCAATATATATATAATTTAGGAAAATTACAAGAAAATAATGCTTATATTCACGGAGGTCCAAATTTGAATCTATGTGATAGAAATATAAAATATACATCAACGTTAAATTCTCAACAAAAATTAAAAAAAGGTATTAATGAAGATAAATTGTATCATTTAATTACTACTAAAAAAACGTTTCATATAAACGGTGTAAAATTTTATGATTATAATGCTTCTATTGATTTACTTTTAGATAAAAATAGAGGAAAATTATTATCTATGAAATATGTATAATATGGATTTTGTTTTATTTGGATATAAGTTAAATCTAGAACTTCTTATTTTAATTGCTGTATTGTACATTATTTTAGCAGGCACTACATTATGTAGTTGCTGCAGTATATCTTCGCAACGTGAGGGTTTCGCAGGTGCTAATACAAATTATGGACAATCCGCACCATTTAGTGTTTCAAATTATAAACCTCCAAATATTTCCTCTTGGTTTCCAGGTAACTTAACTATTCAACAAGGAAAGCCTGTATCTAAAGCAGTAAAAAACATATTAAATCGCCCTGCACAACCGGTTCCATTACCTAAAGGCGAATTATTGTTATTCGCAAACACACAATTCAAACCTGAATGCTGTCCCAATACATTTTCTACTAGCACAGGCTGTGCATGCATGACAACTGCCCAATACAATTATTTAGGTCAACGTGGAGGAAATAACACACCATATTCTGAGTATTAAATACAATAACAATAACAAACTATGTGTCTTCTTTTGTGAATTCACATTTATTACAGTAAGTAATGTTCTGTGAAGTATCAGGTGTAATGTCTATTGAATCTTCAATAAATTCATGATTACATAACGCAGTTATTTTACCATTTACAAAATGTTTAAAAAAAGATAATTCTTTTAATTTATCTTCATAACTAGTTTTTATTTTTAATAAATTTGTAATATCTTCTTCTTTATTGTAATTATATACATTTTCTTCATCTTTTGTTAATTCAATAAAATCACTATAAAGTTCAATAATTTCCTTTAAATGATAACTAATATTTTTATAGGTCTTTTTTGATTGTAAATAATAATCAATACTCATTTATTATTATTAAAAAAAATTTTTAAATTAGTTTCTATTATGTTATTTTGTCTTATATATATTTTATATTGTATTTGTTATAATTTTATAATTAAATATACATGCTATGTAATGCTGAAAATTTGTCTTTTTCGATTTTAATAAATTTGTCTACAACATCCTTTGTAACTGTAAAAGGAAACTCTACTTTTAAAGACATTTCCTCTTCGAATAAATTTGTATTTGGCTTCATTAAACGATACAGATTTAGTTTTGTATGAATTATTTCTAAACAGCGTTTCAAGTTTCTAACTCCATCTTCTTTGTTACACAAATTATCAATAATGTAATGTAATGTTTCGGTTGGAATTATAATTTCTTCGCTATTGAACTTAACTTGTTCTCTAATTTTTGGTAACAAATAATTATTAGATATACACGTTTTTTGCTTTTGATTGTAACCTTTTGTTTGAATCCTATACATTCTATCTTTTAATATAGGATTAACTTTTGATTCGTCGTTGTAACTAAATATAAACAAGCATTTACTCAAATCAAAATCAATCTCAGCAAAGTATTTATCATGATATTGGCTATTTTGGGATGTGTCTGTTAAATGTGTTAATATGCCCGCAATTTCTTCACCTTTTGGCGTATCACTAATTTTATCTAACTCGTCAAAATATATTACTGGATTCATACATTTGCTGTCAATTAATATCTGAACAATTTTCCCCCACATACTACCTTCATAAGTATAGGAATGACCTTCCAAGAAACTACTGTCTGTAGCACCTCCTAAAGCTATGAACGCAAAGGGACGGTTTAGAATTTTACTGATACCTTCTTTTACTAAACTTGTTTTTCCAGTTCCTGGTGGCCCATGAATAGCAATTGCTGTTCCTAAAGCAGTAGGGTTCGTTACAAGTTGTCCTAACATTTGCATTATCTGCATTTTTGCGTCATTTAACCCATATACCGCAGCATCTAATGTTTTTTGGGCATTTTCCATAAATTCGTGACATTTATCTAAACCATCGCTAATTGTTAAAGGTAATGATTTATATTCGTTAAAAGGAATACGCATAAATGTATCAACCCAGTTCTTAATTTTATAAAATTCGCCACTACCAGGTTCCATGTATCTAAGCGAATTTATTTTTTTCATAGCAGCACCTTTAAACAAGGTTGGAATATTTGATTCCAACAAAGTCATTCGATATGGTTTTTCAATTCTTGTAATTTTATTTATTTCTTTTAATTCTTTTATAATTTTTTTTTGTTCTTCTGTTTCCATTTTTTCGAAGAATGTGTAATCATTCATAGTGTTTTTGTCTTTAATTATCTTTTTAAAAATTCTTGCGTTTTTCGCCTTTTGTTTTTTCGTCTTTTTTTCCTCCTTTGCCTTTTTATTTTTGATGTCGCTTTCGCAAACATCTAAACACTTTTTGATAGTTTCATTATTACTATTTTTTTCTAATAATTCTTTTAGTTGAACTATCAATTGGTCATTTTCTGACGAACTTTTATTTGGATTGTTTGCCAATTCTTGTTCTTTTTCTATTTCCTGCTTTTTGCTCTTACTCTTGTCTTTTGTCTTTTCTTTATCTTTTTCTTTATTTTGCTTTTTTAATTCTAATTCTTTTTGTTGTTTTCTTGTAAGAATTTTATTATCATTAGCGGATTCATCATCATCATCTTCTTCGTCGTCTTCATCAGATGAAACTGATTCGTCTTCATCTTCTGTATTTTCATCACTTTCTTCTTCGTCTTCATAGTCAGAATCGTATTCGTCACTTTCTTCTTCATCCTCTGCGCCACCAATTGTGAATATAATATTGAACTTACCTGAAGGTTTTTCTTTTACTCCATCCTCATCCTCTTCTTCATCAGATTCAGAATCCTCGGAACCAATTGTAATTTCATCTTCAGACTCATTCCTTCTTTTGGATTTTTTAGACTTATTATTTTTAACATTTTTGTTTTTCTTTTTATTTACATGTTTTCGTCTAACTTCTTTTTCATCCTCCTCCTCTTCATCATCACATTCATAACGCTTCTTTTTAGATTTTTTAGATATTTTTTTAGATTTTTTTGGTGTTTCATCTTCTTCTTCGTCTTCGTCTTCGTCTTCTTCGTCATCACATTCTTCCCAAACGCTTTCATCATCATCCTCATCCTCATCCTCATCCTCTTCACGCAACATTTTTTTAATTTTTTCTCCAGCCTTAATTTTTTTACTTAAATTTTTGGAAGGGAATATTTTCGATAAAAACTTACGGTATTCAAGAACATCCATTTCTTCGCTTTCACTATCACTAGAATTTGATTCATCGCTATCAGAATGGTTATTAGACCTTCGTTTACTTGCTAATTCTTGAGCCCTTTTAGACTGTTTATTGGATTCTTTACTAATTTTAGATTTGCTGTCATGCGTCATTTCTTGTAAATATATATCTATTAACACTAATTTTAAATTGTAATCAATTTTATTTTATTATTCAAATTTGTTTATTAAAATAAAATTGAAATAAAAAACAATCTAAATCTAAATATTATATTATATTAAGATATGTCTAAGAACGCACTTTCCAACAATATTTCTTATTCCAAGATTATAGGCATTCAATTTAGTATTTTGTCACCTGAAGAAATATTAAAAAGTTCAGTTGCCGAAATTACTACTAGGGATACGTATGTTAATAATAAACCTTGTATTGGTGGATTATTTGATCCTAGAATGGGTGTATTAGAACCGGGGCTTATTTGTCCAACAGACGGTTTAGATTATATGAAAACGCCTGGATACCATGGACATATCAAGTTAGCCCGCCCGGTATTTTACATTCAATATTTAAGTACAATTATAAAATGTTTAAATTGTGTTTGCTTTAAATGTAGCAAACTGTTGGTAAGCAAAGAAAAGTATAAACAGGCTTTAAAACTGGAGGGCTCTACTCGCTGGAAATATGTATTTGATTTAGCAACAGACGTAAAACGTTGCGGTGATGAAACGGATGATGGTTGTGGATGCTTACAACCTAATAAAATTCGTAAAGAAGGTCTTTCTACAATCTTCGCAGAATGGAAAGGCGATGGTCCTGATTCTGAGCCTATTATTATAAAACTTACTGCGGAGATGGTGTTAAAAATATTGAAGAGAATCTCAGATGAAGATGTTCATTTTATGGGATTTAGTCCGTTATGGTCGAGACCAGACTGGATGATTTGTCAAATAATGTCTGTTCCTCCTCCAGCCGTAAGACCTTCTGTGAAGCACGATTCGCAGCAACGTTCTGAGGATGATTTAAGTCATATTTTGGTGAATATTATCAAGACAAATAAAACACTTCAAGAGAAAATTCAGAATAATGCTGCGGCGAATGTGATTGACGATTGGACTACTGTGTTACAGTATTATGTAGCAACCCAAGTTGATAACAAGATTCCTGGTGTTGCGTCTGTAGCACAACGTTCTGGCAGACCATTAAAGTCTATTAAGGATAGGTTAAATGGAAAAGGTGGTCGCATGAGAGGTAATCTTATGGCGAAACGTGTAGACTTTAGTGCCCGTTCTGTTATTACTGCGGACCCAAATATTTCCATCAGAGAACTCGGTATTCCTATGAAAATCGCAAAAAACATTACAAAGCCAGTTGTCGTGAATAAATTGAATAAAAGTTTCTTGCTAAATTTGGTTTATAATGGCCCTGATGTTTGGCCTGGAGCGAAAAAACTAAATAGACCAAATGGCGAGTCAATTGATCTGCGATATATTGATAGAAAATCAGTCGTTTTAGAAGAAGGTGATATTGTTCATCGTCATATGATGGATGGAGATGCTGTGTTGTTTAACAGACAACCGACTCTTCACAGAATGAGTATGATGTGTCATATTGCTAGAATTATGAAGCGAGGAGATACTTTTAGAATGAATGTAGCGGACACAAAACCATACAACGCTGATTTCGATAAATGCTCTGTCGAAAACATGGGGCGCTAAAAGCGTGATACCCCATAGTCAAATGATTCTATTATAAAATATAATATAAAACTATTTAAATAAATTACTATAGCAACTGTTATATGGAACCATCAAAAATTGCCAAACTATCAAACGAAATATTAGATAACCCAACCGAAAGATATTGCGAAATATATAAAATAATTAATCTTGAGACTGGAAAAGTATATGTAGGACAAACAGTCTCTCATATATTAAACCACAAAAGATATAGACCATATGGACGAGAAGGAAGATTTAAATGTCACATTTCAGAAGCATTCTCAAAAAAGAAAAACCAATCACATTATTTAAATAACGCCATAAGAAAATATGGTGTAAGTGATTTTGTGGTTGAATTAATAGAGTATTGTGAATTAAATGAAGCAAATGATAGAGAAATACATTATATACAACATTTTAATAGTTTATTTCCTAACGGATATAACTTGAAAAATGGAGGAAGTGTATTTACTCATAGTGACGAAAGCAAAAAAAGAGTTTCCAATGGTGTAATAAATTATTTTAAAGATAAAAAATTCGAAAGGTTTAAAAATATTAAATGTTTTGAGGATGATATTGAAAAATATATAAAACCGTTGAATCGCAATAATACGCAATATGGTTGGTATGTTTATATTGAAAAATGTAAGGCAGATTTCGGTGGAGTTCATATTTCATTAGATGAAAGTAAAAAAAATGCTATAGAATTTATAAATAAATTAAAGAATCATTTGGCAAAACACCTTGTTGTTCGGGAAGTCCCTTAGAGCCTATCTAGTCTAATAAACTAGAGAACCACTACTAAGTCTATGATGGAAACACATAGATGGCCGAGATAGAACTCGGGTATAGTAATAATGTGGAGGATTGGGTAATCCGCAGTGTTACTTCCTAAAGTCGTTTGGCAGACTATGGAAGGCATTCAGAGACTGAACGGGTGTTGGTGAGTAATGAAGGATTAGCCATCCTGAACTCGCTTAAGATACAGTCCGACCCTTTGGGAAACCTTTGGGATAATGTCGGGAGACGAAATGAATTTACACATGCCTCAAGATCCAGAATCTGAGGCGGAATTAAAAAATTTGGCAGCTGTTCCATATCAAATTGTTAGTCCAGCCAATAACAAATCCATTATTGGTATTTATCAAGATTCTATGCTTGGTTGTTACCAATTTACTAGAGAAAATGTAAAATTTAACCATCGAGATGCGATGAATTTATTGATGATGTTTGATGGAGTGAATGTCAAGCAATTGTTTAAAAGTGATGATAAAACAGTATCATGCTTTGACATTTTGTCGCAAATTATGCCTCCTTTGTCGATGAAATACAAAACAAAATCGTTTAAGGAAGGAAAAGATGATCCTACAACTTCAAACGGAATACTAGAAATTAAAAATGGCGAATATATTCGTGGTCAAATAGATAAAGACGTAGTTGGCGCAGGAACAAAAGGATTGTTACAAAGAACTTGTAATGATTTTGGAAACATGGCGTCTTCTAAGTTTATTGACGATTTACAAAATATTGTAACCGAATACTTAAAGACAAGTTCTTTTAGTGTCGGTATTAGTGATTTGATTTCCAATCAAAAAACGAAGGAAGATATCGTTAATATTATTACAAAAAAGAAAGGTGATGTTAAAAATTTAATAGACCAAACACAGATTGGGATTTTTGAGAATAATACAGGTAAAACAAATGAAGAAGAGTTTGAAACCCAAGTGAATAATATTTTGAATCAAGCATCTTCAGATGCCGGAAAAGCAGGACGTGAAAATCTCGGAAAAAATAACAGGTTTGTTATTATGGTCAACGCTGGTTCGAAAGGTAGCGATCTGAATATTTCACAAATGATTGCTTGTCTTGGCCAACAAAACGTGGATGGAAAAAGAATTCCATATGGGTTTGAACACAGAACACTCCCTCATTTTAACAAGTTCGACGACTCGCCAAGTGCTCGTGGCTTCGTAGAAAGTTCATATATTAATGGTCTTTCGCCTCAAGAATTGTTCTTTCACGCTATGGGTGGTCGTGTAGGTTTGATTGATACTGCCGTTAAAACTTCTACAACTGGTTACATTCAAAGAAGATTGATTAAAGGTTTGGAAGATTTGATGGTTGGGTATGATATGACCATTCGCACAAATAAAAACAAAATCGTTCAGTTTAGTTATGGCGAAGACAATATCGATACAGTTAAAGTGGAAAATCAAACAATACCAATTGTTACTATGAGTGTTCAAGAAATATTTGCTCATTTTAACATTCCTGAAGAAACAAGCAAAGTAAAGACATTAACAAATATCTTTTTAAAAAATACGATGACTCGTTATAAGAAACAGATTCCTCAAATGGCTGAATTTTGTAGAAAATATACAGATTTCATGATTAAGATGCGCGAAGAAATTATTATAAATGTTTTTAAAAATAAGAGCGAAAGTGTTGTAAATTGTCCTGTTGCTTTTACATATATCATTAGTAATATTCAAGGTCAAACGAATATTGGAAATACATCTTTAGTTGATATTACACCTGCGGAAGCATTTGAACTTATTGAGAAAACATTAAATAATCTTTCAAAGATACATTATGCTCCACCAACTTTGTTATTTAAAACGCTGTATTATTACTATTTATCTCCAAAAGATTTATTGATTGTAAAACGTTTTAACAAAAATGCGCTTACACTTTTATTGGACACAATTACAATTGATTACAAACGGGCAATAGTAACTCCAGGTGAAATGGTTGGTATGATTGCTGGTCAGAGTATTGGCGAGGTTTCGACTCAGATGTCTGTGCCGTTTAATTCTCAGCACAAAATAGTAATTAAAAATAAATCTACAGGAGAAACAAGTTTAAAATCAATCGTTATGGGCGAATTTTGCGATAGTTTAATTGATTTGTATCCAGAATTAACGCTTAATACAGGTCATAAAAATAGTGTTGAAACTATTATTGATTCATTAGAAAATGAATACTATATTGTTGGTGTTTCTGAAAATGAAAAAACCAGTTGGAATAAAATTTCTCATATAAGCAAACATCCAGTTAATGGACAAATGATGAAAATTCTCACTAAAAGTGGAAGAGTTGTTGAAACAACTACAAGTCATAGTCATTTAATTAGACAAAATCATAAAGTTGTTCCAATTGTTGGTGCGGATATGAAGGAAGGAATGCGTATTCCTGTTTGTGGAAAAATTGAGAACACATTTGTAAATGATACATATAAATCTTATAAATTAGATTATTTGTTTGGTTGGTTTATTGGTGCTTATCTAGCAGAAGGTAGTTTAAATTACAACGAAATATCTATTACAAACATTTCACAACATTATATTGAAAATACTAAAAAATTTGCTATGTTGTTTGAAAAAGAGTGTCGAGTTGTTGAAAAACAAAGTGAATTTGGTAAGACAGTTACAACAAAGTTTAATTGTGAAAAAATCGCAAAATTATTATTAAACACATGCGGAAATGGTAGTTTTGTTAAAAAAGTTCCTGACTTTGCTTTTACCGCACCAGAAGAGTTTAAAAAAGGATTGTTTCAAGGATACTTTGACGGAGATGGTAACTTCCAATGTGATAAAAATCATAACCAAATTAGATGTTGTAGTAGAAGTGAGCAATTAATAAAAGATTTGGCTTTAATATTAAACTACTTTGGTATTATTGGCAATTTAAAAAGTGAAATAAACAAGGGAAGCGCTCTATACCATTTGAATATTTCATCTAAATATGCTAAACAGTATCAAGACAAAATTGGAAGTGTCTTACACAGTGAAAAATTGGAAAATTTAGTAAAATTCATACAACGAAATGATATTAAGTTTTTATCAGAACAAATTGATAAAATTAGTGGATTAGGAGAAATTATAGCACGATGTGGTAAAACCTTGAAACTTCCAGGACAAAGCAGAACATATGGCTTTTGGAAAAATAAGGAAACTATTGGACGAAGAACATTAGAAAAATATTATCACGTCTTTAATAATCATGAAGATAAACATTTAATTCAAGATGATTTAATATTAATTGAACAGGCCGTATCGTCTAACGTAATGTGGGATGAAATTATAAATATTGAATATTACACACCTAGTCAAAGTAATTTTGTGTATGACTTTACAGTTCCATTAAATCAAACCTTTATGACAGATTATGGTGTTATTGTTCATAATACTCTAAATACATTTCACTTTGCTGGTGTAGCATCGAAATCCAACGTGACTCGTGGTGTTCCAAGAATTGAGGAACTACTGTCTTTATCTGATAAATTGAAAAATCCATCAATCACTATCCATTTAAATAAGGAAGATGAAGCACAAAAAGAAAAAGCGCAATCTGTTATGTATATGTTAGAACATACAAAATTAAAAGAAATTGTAAAAACGATTGAAGTGTGTTTCGACCCAGATGATTTAAATACATTAATTGACGAAGATAAAGATATGATTGAACAATATAAAGCATTTGAAATGATGATTTCAGAGTGTGCTGAAGAAAGCATACAAGACAATAACGAAAAGTCCAAATGGATTATACGTATGGAACTGGATCCTGAAGTTATGCTTGAAAAAAATATTACGATGGACGATATAAATTTCACACTAAAAAATTCATATGAAGACGAAATCAGTTGTGTATATTCAGATTATAACTCAGATAAACTCTTGTTTAGAATCCGAATGAATGAAGTTATAAAAAGTAATTCTAGTAAGGGTGGGCAAAAGAAGACAAAGGTGAATACTTTAGACCAATCAGATCAAATATATCTTTTGAAAAATTTTCAAGACCAACTATTAAATAATATTGTTTTGAGAGGTATAAAAGGTATTAACAAGGTCATTCTTCGTAAAGTAAAAGATACCGTTTATGAGAAAAATGGTGTTTATAGCAAAGAAGATATTTGGGTTCTTGATACTATTGGAACGAATTTGCTTGAAGTATTAGCTCTTGATTATATTGACAGCAAGAGAACATTTAGTAATGATGTTGTAGAAATTTATAATGTTCTCGGTATTGAGGCAGCAAGACAAGCAATATTCAACGAACTTGTTGATGTCATATCATTTGATGGAACATATATTAATTATCACAACTATAGTGTATTGTGCGACAGAATGACATTTACAAATAAAATGATATCTATATTTAGACACGGAATTAATAAAGATGATATTGGTCCGATTGCGAAAGCATCTTTTGAAGAGACACCTGAAATGTTCTTAAAGGCTGCTAGACACGCTGAACTAGATACATTACGTGGTGTCTCTGCTAATGTGATGTGTGGCCAAGAAGGATTCTTTGGAACAAGCGCATTCCAAGTTGTTCTTGATATTGAAGAAATGCAAAGACTTGAAGCTGTAAGTGAATATGTTCAACCAGACGACCAAAAAGCAATCGATGAGTTCTTTGGCCAAGTAGAAAATCCGGATGACCCTTGTGCTATTACAAAAATTACGATACAAAATAATGTTATTAGTCTTAAGGCTGAAGATATGGGTAATGATAATTCATACAATCCTGGATTCTAAAAATATAATTTATAAAATTCAATATTTACTATAATACAAATATCATTTACTCTAATACAAATATCATTTACTCTAATACAAATATTATTATTAATAAATAAATAATAATATTAAAAATTATAACTTTATTAATTATATGAATACATTTTTTTTTATAATAAAAAAAATATTTGGGTTTCACGATACTTTACATAATTCACAAATTATAGATTTTAACCAAAGAAACGAAATATCATCACAAACATTTTTTTTGTCATTACAATCAATTCTGTTTTACATGTTATATAAGCAAGATTATTCAATTACAAATAAGTATGGGTATTTTATGAAAACACTTGAAAATATATTTCTTCAAAGTAAAGATAGAGAGGAATTCATAAATAATTTTTACAAAATACAAAAAACATATATTGCTTTTTCAAAACTAGCGCAAAATTATAGATTTAAAAAAGCAAAAGTTATGGTTGATACAGATTTATCTATGAATCCAATAAATTTAAAAAGTCGGTATACATTTTCTTTAATTCAAAACAACAACAAATATTTATTTAATGTTATGGATTTGATTAATATTATAAATACTAATTTAACCAATTCACCGATGTTTTTTTTAGAACCACTTATATCAAAGAATCCGTATAATAATATTCCATTTAATAAGTCTACTCTATACAACATATATTTTCATATTAGAGAGAAACTAACAATAATACCAGAATTGTTTCACAAATTTTTCCTTTTAAATTTTGATTTAAAAAAGTTTTCAAATGAGTATGAATATTTAATACGAGAATATGCTATAGACAATTTTGTAAATAATTCTATATCTAGTGTATTAATTAGTAATATAAATATCATGATTAAAAATTACAATTTAACACAAAAAGATAAATATAAAATTCGTATTGATTCAAATTTTCCAAAGAAAACGTTAATCAATATATTTAAACCATACTTAAAATTACATTTAACACATAAATTTTCTTTAATAGGAATGAAAAAATATATCTCAAAAAATGTATTAGATAAAAAATTAAAAAGGTTTACAAAATTTAATACATTATTTGGAAGAAAACGTGTAGAGATGAAATACTATTTTGATAAAAAAGGTAAAAAAAGAAGCAAAATAGACAAGATTTCATTTAATGACAAACATATATGTTTTTATGATAAAGAAACAAATTATATGTCAAGTCATACAAACAATTTATATAATGTAGAATATGAACAAAATATAAATGATGAAGTTGATACAAATAATCAGGCTAACGCGGTGGATGATACTCAGGCTTACACTGTGGATGATACTTACGACGATGATACTCAGGGTTACACCGAAGATGATACTCAGGGTTACACCGAAGATGATACTGATGTAAATACTGATATTCAAAACACTAATTTTAACTATTTATTGGATACAATTCAAAATGAAATAATAAATCAGCAAAATAACTACGATGATAATAATGAAGATAATAGTGAAAACGAAAATGACTTTGATTATGATAATGATGATGTAGATTCAGTTAGTTAATCACTAATTAGATTTATTTTTTATTCACTACAGGTATTATTTTTTTTGTTTTAGTTGCTCTTTTATTTACATATTGAGCCT